TTACCGTCTTTCTTCCTCGTCTCTGACTTCTTCTCTCAGCTCATCAATTCTGTGGTGTGCCTGTTTTGCAGACGCTTCAACCGCTACCATTCTGTCCTGAAGCTGATTGTGTTTGTCCATTTTCTTTTCAAGATAATTAAGTCTTGTGCTGAATTTTCCATAAACGCACCCAAATGAAAGAGCATAAATAATTATCTGTATCCAAAACTGTAAATTGAGTTCCAAGTCCTCACCTTCTTATAAAAATACCCCTGCCGGACGGCAGGGGTTATGTATTTTATTCTGCTGTACCGTTTACAACCGATGTGACAACCTCTTTCAGATTGTACACTTTCGGCACATTATCAAGTGCGTATGTCCCGTTTAAAACCAAACTTACCCAAACCATTACTAAACCGCTGTTTTTTGTAAATGTCATAATAAATCCCTCCTATTACTGTAATAAACTTGCCACTATAGTTGTTAATTCTGCTATTGCCATATCTGTTTTTTCCTGTGCAGATACTATAGCAGGCAAGGCGTCAATGTCTGCTTGTATTTCATCTTCTGTACGTTCCTGCACTGTGCTGTCAGCATATTTATAAATATATACACCGTTTTCGTTTGTGAGTGGTGGATTAATTACGCCATTTATTTCAAAATGACGTCCGCCTTGTTCATTTATGCAAATATCATCGTCTTTGGCTTCCTCAAAAGCGTCTGAAAAGCCTTTTATCACTCTGTTTTTCGTATCAAGCCGTATGTAATGCTTGTTGTAAAATTCATTCAAAAATATTCCTCCTTATATTTCTGCGTCAAGTTCAACATAACCATCTGTATTGTATGTGCCTATATTATACAGTTCCATTGATGTTGTTATAGCAGTATTAACAGCAGATACAGTCAACATGTTTTTATGTGCGCCAAATTCATACGTTGTTGTGCCGCTTAAAATGTCTGAAGTTATTAGCCTTGTTTGAAAAGCATCATTGTCAATAATTGTTGGGGCAACACGCATTTCTGGAATATTAAAGTGTGCAACTGCATACCCTGAATGTACTTCTGTTGCTAAAGTGTCTAACCACATATCAACACTGCTTGCTCTGCTATATCTTTGATAATACCTTTTACATAATGCTAATTCTTCCCCATATGGTCTTGGCATAAACGGAGTTGCAACTGAACCTAATTCAAGTTTTGGTTGTGCAATCCAAACTTCTTTTGTACCAAAATTAGCTCCCCTAAAAATATTAACATATATATAACTTGTATCTGGTGTTACATTTGTAAAGGTTATAGACTTACGTTCCCAGCTTGTCGTAACTGCATAAGTTTTTGTACCTGAATCATACGAGCTTCCATTCACAATACACCCTGCAGATATATTTTCTGAACCCTTAATATAAAAACTTAATGTTAAATTTTCATTTTTTTTATTTGCTTCAATTATTTGCCCAAAATTAACGATACTACCGTCTGTAACTTCTCCTTTTAGATGAACAATGTTTCCTAAATTACTGTCTGTTTGTTTTTCAATTGTTAAGGTTTCACCAGCAGATAATACGAATGTTCTCCATCTATCTAATGTATACGTATTTGAGGCTACACCAGTAAAACTTGTTCCTCTCTGCCAAACCTGAAAATCACCGTTTATAAGCAGATTAGGATTAGCAAAAATATTTACTGCGGTATTCAAATCCATTATTTGTGCCCAACTAACACTATCAGCAGTATATCCGCACATTCCTACATACATTAGCCCTCTCACATTTAATGCATCTATCCTATATATGAGATACCCCTTTGATGGGGTAGATGTCCCGTTTGAAGAAATAATCATATCCACTCTTTTATTACCTGTATATGTAAATGGATCATCAGTTTTAAGGCCGTTATACACTATATGATAATGCCCCGGCTCTAAATCTGCGTATGCGTCAAAAGATGCATATGTGTTACATCCATTCATTTTTGGTGCGCCAATATTATCACAAGCCTCTGTAGCATTATTAGCATTAGTGCCACCATTTTCAACCGGAAGTACACTATTATCCGCCTCCATTTTCGCAAGAATCTGTGCCCCTGTGAAATCACTTGCCGGAAGTGCAGCATCCGCTTTATCGGCATTGGCTTTCATCTGTGTGTCTATTATGTCGGCATTGTTGTTAAAGTCGTCTATATTATATGTATCTGTGCTCGCTGGTTTTGTTAAATTATAATTTGTTGTGCTATCAGCCAAGGTCTTGAACCTCCCCTCTAATTTCCGCATGTGTATATGATGCTAAGTGCACATGCGTATATGATGTTAATTGTCCGTGTGTGCGGTATTTAAAAGTATAATAAATTGCTAAATGCGCCGGCTTAATCTGCTCTATTGCATCTTTCAAGCCGTCAAGGTCCGTAGGTATGCCATAAATAGATACAAATTGTACATGTATCTTGCCACTTAAAAACTCAACCTCTACTGCCCCATTATGCCAACTGTCAGCAATTAACTGTATTAGCTCCAAGTCGGATTTACTGCCCATTTTCCATTTAGCTGAAATAGCAGACCGTCTGTCTGCAAGATTAAGACTTGTATTTGTTGTTATGCCAAGCTCTTTTTCATAAATCATCAAACCATCTTCGATGGCAGTATCAAAAAACATTTGGTTAACTATTTCGTCAAGCAAGTCTCCGATTTTGTCCATTTCTACGCCTGCGGAGTTAAACAATTCATTTACCCAAGGGTCGTCTCTATAAAGTTTGTTTAAATAACTAATCATGTCTGTTTTACTACTCATTTACAGTCACCGTCCCAAGTATTGCTACTTCTTTATCGCCAATTGTTATATTAGCCGTTCCGCTGTTTATAAGTAAATTCGAATAATCAGAAACGCCGTCTGTGTTAAGTATAGCGTCTCCGATTTTTGCATAAGAAACATAGTCTTGCTGAAAGGCAATGCTTTGTAAATATGTAGTTATGCTATTCTCTATGGCTGTTGTAACATCTGCTAAAACATATCCAGATATAAGAGACACCGTAACAGATACATTTACGTTTAATCCTGTTGCACTTGCTACCGTACAATATGCCCCGATTGGTGCTTCACCTTCACCGGTGCCGCTGATGTTAGGATCTATATACTCTTGCACCGCTGCAATAAGGCTGCTGTCTGCAACGCCTTTGTCGTTGTTTATAATTACTACCTGTACAGTATTGTCACCATTCCAAAGCGGAAATACTTTTGCGTCACCAACGCCGGATACAGATTTCGCCCATTGTTTGTAATGGTATATGTTTCCACTTGTGGCAGGCTCTTGCAAGGCTTCATAATATCTATCCCTTAAAGCCGTATCCGTTTCTTCTGCATAGCCACCAACTGCCGCATTTGAGTTTGTAACCGCCGTAATCCCGGCAATGGTAACAGGTATAACGGTAATGCTGTTTGCTCCAACGTTTCCTGTTTCGCCTGCTGCAACTGCTTGTACGGTCACTGTCCCGCTTGATGTAATTGTGACTGTTTCTGTAGCTTCAAACTGTATGCCGCCTGTGCTTTCAAATAAATCACCCTCGGTAATAGTTCCGGTCCCAGTAACGGTTAAATCACACGTGGCATATGTAGCAATTTTACGTTCTATGCCTTTTCTTTGCGACACAAACCTTGTCAATTCGTCACCTGTCAAATTATCAACGTCCAGTTTGTCTTCAACCGTCTGTGCCTCTGTCAGCAAAGTTAATGCCTCAATTGCAAATGCTCTTGTTAAATCGTAAGTCGGATATCCTTCTGTTTTTTGATAACTGTCGTCAATGTTATTAAGCATTTCACTATGTATTGTATCAACATCAGACATTAACGCTCATCTCCCCACTTGCCCCGTCTTTGAGATTGACTGTAAAATTTATTGTCAAAACTCCGTTGTCCCTCGACGCGGAATAGTTGCTCATGCTGTCGATTGACGGATTTAATGCCAAACCTTCTTGTATTTCTCTTTTAAGTTCACTGTAAATAAACCCTATCGGTACACTTTTGTAACCTATTAATTCATCTGTAGATACCCCAAAACTGTCTCCGTAAATCGGATATTTCCCAGGTTTCGTTCTTATTAAAAGTTCTACCCATTGTTTGACAGCCTCTATGCTTGTAGGTTCATCAACCGCCCCGTCAGTTATTTCAAATTTTTTATCGGTATAGTCAAAAGCAAAAGAACGACCAACGGTTGCCTTTTCTTCTTCCGTCTGTGTATCTATTGTAAAATTACTTTCGTCAATAGGAAACATTACGCTATCACCCCTATCGCTGCAAATTTCTGTTCACCTACAGCCAATACTTTTTTACCTATTACATCAACCTCTTTGGCTGTGGTACGCCAATTATGAAAGCTTTCTGTTTCTATAAGTTTTCCGTTGGTTTCTGATGCAGTTAACTCACCGTCCAAAGTCGTCATTACAAATGGCGATTTGCTTTTTATTTCAAATATAAAAAAAAGAGGCCGCTCTTTCGGCTTTGCCTTCAATGCTTTTGCTAAATTGTAATCCCAGCTCATACACTTTTCACCCTCTTTATTGTCAAGGCCATTGTGTGTGTTGCTCCGTAATTATGTGTAACCTCAGTTACTATAAAATATCCTGCTATTCCATAGGCAGTTGAACTAAATTCCAGCATAACACCGCTTTTCACAGCATCCGAACCTAACATATTGCCAACACTGTAATCTTCCGTTACTACGTCTAATTCTTTCAGCTTGTTCTTAGCTATCATGTTTGAATTTTGAGTAGATTCAGAGTCTAAAGTTTCAATGTGCTGTAAAAGACCGTATTTGCTTATGCTTGTGCTGTCCTGTGCATTAGCAAGATTTTTCACAACCTCATTATCATTTTTAATTACTTTTACGCTGTTTTTAAGCTCTTCAATGCTCTTGCTTCCGCTTACTTCACCCAACAGCCAAGTAACATCAAAGCTATTACCACTCACTTGTTTATAAAGTGCTGTAATCGGTTTTGTGGGATATGTGTATATATTAAGTTTGCCTTGTTCTATCTTGTATAAATAGTTTTTCCCCTGTTCTGCCGTTGTCTGGTCAATAATATCTTTTAAAATATCTGCTGGAGTCATGCTTATATAATTCTTGTTTATTATCGTAGGCATTGAAGCTATAGAGCCTATAGGAATAGACATTTTGTTACACATCATTTTAATGGCATTTGCAGCTGATACTTTATTGCACTGCAGTATCATTTCGGATTTATTTAAGTAAAAACCGTAATCATTTGCTTTTATGCTTCCGTCAAAGCCAGCACTTAAAACAATGCCCCGAAATATCTCTGTATTGTCATTTTTAAAAAGTATTTTGTCACCGCAGTTAATAATAGGCGCAGAGGCAGTTAAATATTTATCTTTGGGATTTTTAACAATACTGAAATTCATTTCTACACTCAGGCTGTCAATATTATCCGTAGTAGTTAAATTGCTTATAAAGTCAGTAATTTCCGTACCATTGCAATATAGCTTATACATCAAATCACCCTGCCTTTACAAATACATATTCTCTTAAGTTAAGAGTGTAATTAATATCTCCGACTTTATCCGTAGAATATGTAAAATTATCTATCGTACAAGCCATATTAAGCCGTTCCACTACACCCTCTGTTATAACAATCCTAATAGGTACCTTCTTTGCTCTCCAGCGTTCAAAGAAGTCCACACAGTCGTGTCCATCAGCGCTTGAATTAGCTTTTTGAAAAAAGTAATTTTTGTTCACAGGAAAGAAAGACGATATTTCCAAAGTCCTTAAACCTACGTTTCCTATGATGTTTAAGTCCATAGATAACCCTGTGTACGTGTCATTTGCCTGCACCTGCTCTATAGAAATATCAGGAGGTACAACAGGAAGTACCATAATTTCTTGTCTGTTATTTGCCGAAAATACTATATCCATTTATACCTCCCCTTTACATATTGCCATATGCGGCAATAACTTTGTTTGCAACTACACCGCCTATGTAATCGGCATATTGCTCATTGCCTATCATATTCCCCTGTACATTTAAACTTACATTAATATTAATATTCTTGTTTTGCTTTGTGGCCACATCATGCGGTACTATCTGTGTTCCATTCGGGAGGTTTACTATCTCGCCTCTGCCACCCTCATTTATGCGTGTCTGCCCGCCTGAAAAATAAGATGTTCCAGTTGCGTGTCTGCCCGCCTTTTTCGGGTCTGACATAACACCTAAAACATACTTTGCCCCCGAAAATAAAGTGCCAATAACAGGTACGTCCTGTACTTTCTTAGCCAAGTTATTAAGCTTATCTTCTACACCTGTAAAAAATCCATATACTTTTTCTTTCGCTGCATCAAAAGCACCGGTTATGCTATCTCGTATGCCGCCGAATACCTCTGTAATTTTGTCCCACAGCTCCGACGCTTTCCCTTTAACAGCATCCCAATTTTTATAGAGCAAAACTCCAACCGCAATAAGTGCCCCAATTCCTAAAACTACCCATCCTATAGGACTGGCTATAAAGGCGGCATTTAATGCCCACTGTGCTGCTGTGAGTGCTGCTGTAGCCCCTGCCGATATAAGCTGTGCGCCTTTAAGCGCTAATAATGCAACCTTTTGTCCTACAAGCATAGCTTTGTTTACAATCCATGCCAACGTATTTTTTGCAACAGCAGCAGTACCAGTAATAATAGATTTTACAAAATCGCCTGCATATAACGCCTTTAAATATAAAGTCTCTGCTGCATCGGCTATTTTAACTCCTTTTAACAATGTAAAAGCCGCCGTTAAGCCATGCACTACAGTTGTAAATGTTTTGAAAACCGATATAACAGATACTAAAATATTGTAAGACACTAAAGCAATAAATAAGCCTTTTGCAGTTGGCAATAACCAATCCATGTTATCTTTTAGCCATTTTACAGCCGTTGTTGCGAAATTCACAGCATTTGTAAACATTTCACTCACTTGCTTGCTTATTTGTTCAAGCTGCCCACTTTGCTGAAATTCTGCCATTGCATCAGCAGCTTTTTTTATTATTTCTTTCAGTTTTTCAAGAGGGCTCCCTGCTGCTATACTACCATCCGTAGACATACCAACAATTTGGGCTAATGCCGATTTTGTTACTCCTGTAACTGTAGACCATAAACCTTTAACCGTTGTAGCCTGTTTTTCCATGCCTCCTGCGAATTTATCTTGCATCAATGAAGTCATAGCTTCGTTAAATTTTTCCTGGTCTACTATCTGTCCTTTGTTGTTAACTACTTCAACATTTTTAAACATTTCTCCGGCTTTTTTTGTAATGTCCGCTTTTTTGATGCCGAACTCTTTGAGTCTTTCCAGTTCTCCGGTCTGCGCATCAATTAAAGCCTCCGTCGCTTGGTCAAAATCCTTATTTGTAGCTGCTGCCATATCTCCGGCAAGCGGCAGCCACTTTTTAGCACTCATGCTCATTGATTCAAATTTTGATGCCGCTTCTACTAACTCGCCACCCTCAAATGGTGTTTTATTTGCTAAGTCGATAGAGTATGTCATTATGTCAGCAGCTTTTTTTGTATCTTTTGTTGCGGTTTCAAGCTGTAACCTATAACCTTCAAGGTCGAATGCCTCTTTAAAGCCTGTACCTATTGCCGCACCTGCTAACGCCGTGCCCATTGCGCTGACACCTTTTACTGCATTTAAAAACGTTTTGTTTACCTTTGTGCCAAAATCACCAACTACATTTGCGGCTTGTTTTACTTGTCTTTGCAGTTTTTTTGTTTCCGATGTGGCGCGCTGCGCAGGGTCAGTAAATTTGTCAATTAGTGATAGTAAAACATTAATACCTTTATATGCCAAGCATCTTCGCCCTCCTTTCCAGTTCGATTTCCATAGCAGCTATATAAAACAGTTTTTCGTAACTGCTAAGGTTAACTAAATCTTCAAGCTTTTGGCCGCATTGCAGGTAATGAGCTATCATATATAGTTCATCGTCCTGCAATATTAGTTTTTTGTTTCTTTTTTTGCCTCACTTATGCTTTCATTTAAACCATAAAAATCTCCGGCTTTTTCTGCTACATATGCGATTGCTTTCATATTATCGTTAAAAATCGCAGTTACAATGTCATAAGGCTCTGCAATTTTATCAGCATAAGCTTCTTGCAGCTTTTTATCTTGAAGAATAGGGCAAAACTTATATACGAGTTCTTTGTAATATTCCAAACTGCCTTGAGATGTCCTTATAATATCTTTGTAATTATCTGTTATTCCCAAGAAAACATTTAAAGGTAGTTTCTTTAATGTAAGAGTACCGCCAAGTTCTTTCACATATACTTCTTTATATTCAAGCTTATCATTTTGACTCTGCTGTTTTCTTGCAATAAGTTGTTCGAGTGTTATTTTTTTGTTGTCCATAGATATAATTCCTCCTTAAAATAAGCATAATAAAAGCACCCCAAAGGGTGCTTTTATTAATTTACTAATAATATGTGGCATTGGTAGATTTTTATAATGTTTATTTTAATGCTAAAGTGCATCCTACAAGTGTTAAATATTGACCATCAGTAACTGTTACATATTTATCTCCTTGAAAATTATCGTTTGAAACAATTGAACTTAATTGCCCTGTGCTGTCTGTTGTGACTTCAATATAACCCTCAGAGTCGGAATGTACTTTGTATTCTCCTGCTGGTATATCAAAGCCTACTTTATACATTCCATCTGATAGTTCTCCACTGCTTGTATCCGTAGGAGTAGCATCTGCTACAGCAATCATATTGCTCATTTTTAATGTGAGATATTCCCCATTTTTTACAGTTAAATAGCGAGTCCCTGAAAAAGTATCATTGCTTATAATGCTTTCAAGATTCCCCGTACTGTCACTTGCCAATTCATAATAACCCGCTGTTCCATTTGAAACTATTAAATATTCCCCCGCTCCAATATCTGAGCCTATTTTGTACATTCCGTCATTATAGGTTTTAATAGCTGGCGTAGCAGGCTCGCTTTTAGTTTCTTTTTGTACCGGCTGAGTTGATTGTACCTGTGATATGGTCGCCTGCTCTTTAGGCTCTGTTGCCTGCTTTTTTTCGCTGCTCTGTGCATCTGCAACCGCTTGATTTGTACTATCGGTATAACTGCTATTGCCCCCTCCTGCAACACCTGATATTTGTCTGATAAATACAAAGCAAAATACCACGGTTACAATAATTTTTGCAGCCTTACCCCATGTTTTATATTTCCACATTAGGAATAATCCTATCGGGGCAAATATAATAAGCATAAGTATAATAAACCATGTCTTTTGATAAAACCTTTCTTTTCCCATAACTAATCCTCCCTTTTTAGATGCTTTATAGGGATATTTTATCACAATTCAAAATATATTGCCACATTTAAGCCGAAATCTTGTCGAGATATTCAAAAGCTGATGCCTTAAACGGTACTTCTTCCTCACCGATTGTTTTTCTCTCAAATTTCATCAATGATACTTCGTCAAACGTAACTCCGGTTAAATGTATTCTTTCCGCACCGTATGCTGCCGGGTCTTTAAGCCTTGAAACTATCTCTATGTCCGGCAAAACTCCGCTTGTTATACCGTCCTCTAATAATGCGCCGATGTTATCGTCTGTCTTGTGCATTGTTATTGTACCCTCTATTGCATATCCCATATATTTTTGAGATGTTCCAAGTTCTTCGGCAATTGCAACTTCTTCATAGTTAAGTGTTAGTTTTGCTTCAAAGCTTTTTACATTTGCATATAAATTACCATTTATCCATACGCGCCCAAAAGCACCGTTGATAATTCTGTTTGAATTAAATGTACTTGCCATTTTTTACGCCTCCTTACGCCATTGTGATGTTGAATGTCAAATCTTCAATGGCATCAAGTATCTTTATATCTCCTGCAAGGTAAACATTAGATTGGAATGTCATGTCTTTTACTTTAGCATCATCCCATTCTGCCGCCTCGGTTTCGCCTGTTGCAAGCCATGCGTCACGCTGTGCCTCGATATCTATGGTGGCGGCATTAGAATAGCTATTGTCAAGAATATCTTCTTTTGCAAGGCTCTTAAAATAAGAGTTTATAGCAGAAATGAACAAAGATTGATTGTCATAGTTGTTTTTGTAATGTCCAACATAGTTATTCTTAAACTCTGTACTTATGTCAGCAAGTATTAAATCCATGGCCTCCACAATAGTAATCTTTTTCATATCTGCCGAAACGCCGCTTGTCAGAGTTACAAGACTGTTTACCCCTCTCGCAACTCTAACTTCGCCGTCATCGTTAAACAAAATAAATTCTCCGTCGTCTATTGCTGCATTAACATCCGCAGGCTCAGCAACGCTTTCAAGGTCTGTAAGAACATAATATGTAGAACTTCTCGTGAACGGAAGTCCTGCAAGCATACCAGCAAGGCGTGGGAGATATAAATATCCGCTTATTGCTGTTTCGCCAACTCTGGTTACTGTAGTATTCGTAAAGTTTACTACATGCATATTATCAGTAGTAGTAGCGTTAAATACAATAGCCTTGTATTTGTAGTTCTTACTGTTTTGATTCTTGCTTATTATATATGTTGCAACTGCCTGTTGCTCGCCGTCAGAATTGTCTACAAAGCATAGCCAGTTATATTTAAGTGTATTAAGTATTGTTGTGGCATCCGAAAATGTTTCTGTTGTGGCAATTCTTACAACAATAACTTTTAACGGTGTGCCTAAAAATGCACTTTGTATCGCTGTAAGGTTTTCTGCTGTATAGTCTTCCGATTTAACATCTGTACTGTATAGATATGTTTGTGTCGCAAAAGAAGTATTCGTGTCATCTTTTACGACAATACAAACAATGCCGTTTTCACTTCTCTTAATTGCTGAAACTGCATCTTTTGTAAAATTAATCAGGATTTGTGGCAATCCCATTTTTATCACTCCTTTTTAATATTAAGATTAAGATTTTCAATGTATTCGCTTTCGTCCGTGTCGTCGGGTATCTGAGCTGTAGTTATGTCAAAAGTTACTTTCAATGCCATATCAAGGCTGCTTATATCGTAATTTATATTTTCAGCATGAATAAAAAAATCACCGTCTACATTTATTCGCTTTCGGAGTAAATTGGTAAATTGATTTCTTATTTTTAATAGCTCCAAAAAACCTTTGTTTATGCTGTCGGCAAAATAATAAACAGCTATATTATGCGTTTGCTGAATAAAATCTTCTGAAAGGTCGTCACTGCCCCCTTCTACATCAATATATATGCAAGGCCTTTCGTATCCCTTTTTTCTATCCTTATTCATAATATTTGCATTTGGGAAGGCGGCCTCAACGGTTTCTGTAATGGCTTTTATGCTTTCAATAATTGTTTCCATTATCTCAACCCTTTCTCAAGCATTTCATCAATGAATTTGCCGACATCATCAGGAAAAATATTTTTGAATTGAATGTCAGCACGGCCCATAATGTGCTTACCTTCTACATTCCGTTCTTTATTACTTTTAATATAAAGAACTTGTCCGTTTGAGCTTGTAACAGGAATTGTAGTTAAATGATGCCCATACTCAATTAAATGCGCATGTGGCGCTGTATTTTTTGCCCTTATCTGGTATTCATCACCATTATAAAGATATGGTGCGCCATGAGTTAAGCCCCTTAAAAGATTGCCGGTTTTCTTTTTGGTTTCCGACCTGTAGCCTTTTCTTGCATTTCTGTTTAAGGCATTAGCTTCTCTACGTAAAAACGCTTTTGTCTCTCTCGGAAATTCTACTTGAGCAAGTTGTACCATTTCATCGTTAAATTCCTCTATCTCACTTGTATCAAATCCGCTTTCAACTGCCATAATCAAACACCACCTTGCAGAATATTTCAAGCCGTTCGTGGTTATTATATGGGTCCATAATATACAAAATATCATACCTCTGCCCTTTATAGACAAACCACATATCCGGCTTTATATCTGTTCTGTATCTTGTTATAATTTTGTGTGTTGTCTGGCTTAACTCAGTGTCGGCACTTCTTCCGCTTAAAAGGCTGCCGGTTTGAGGAATAACCCCGGCCCATATGTCTTTAAGTTTGGTTTCGACTATATTATATTGACCAAGCTCGTTTTTTTCTATAGCTTTGGCATTGTACCAAAGTTCTATTTTATGGTTTAAAAGGCTTGTTAGATTATCCGTATTAAGCATTTAGTAATCGCCTTCATTCATAAGTTCCATATTGCATTTGTAATATAAAACTGCTTACAAGCAGCTTATATTTTTCGTTATCCTTAGTCGTTAGCTGTCTATTATCATACATATCTTGCACCATAGCTAACGTTAAAAGCTTTGCCTTGTTTTCAAACCTTGCATTAGCAATTTTAATGTCATAATCAGCTATTCCATCTTTTAAATATCCCTCTGCATTGTCAATAAATAACTGTATCAAATCATCTTCCGCAACGTTATCCGCATCAACTCTTATGTAAGCTTTTGCTTCATCTATTGTTAAAATCGCCATTTGTTCACCAACTTTCAAAAACAAAGCCGCCTAAAATGGCGGCTAATAATTATGAAATTGTTACAAGTGGAGAATAGAAGGCAATAGCAGCTTTTTTATCAAGAAGCTTAGTATCCATTGCGCCGATTACTCTCATTCCTGTTGCATCTTCATCGAAATAAATGCTTCTGTCAGTATCAATAGCAAAGCTTTCATGCTCGAATAGTTTTATAGCCTCTTGCAGATTACCGATTATAACAGGGAATTGTGACACAGTAGCTATTGTTTCGTTTTTAAGCTGCCTATCATCGAACACAACAATCTCTTTTCCGCTATAACGATATGCAGCAGGATTTGTTATGTCCTGCTGCAAATATCTTTTTCCTGTAGTATCTTTTAATGACAGGAGATAATTAAATCCTGTCTGATTAGTATAAATTCTACATTCTGCGCTTGCGGAAACAGCCATAGGCAATGAAACATTGAGTATATTATCAATGTAATCAAGTGTAACAGGTGCCGTCAGATCCTTATGTATTACGATACCGCCATCGGTTACACCTAAAAGCCCTTGTGCTTTCGTACCATCTGCATAAAATGCAAGTACGTTTCTCGATGCAACCATCTTTTTCGCAATCCATTGTGAAATATAAGCCATTAAACCGCCTGTTTCATTTTTAAGCAGCTCGTTAGGTATCTTAAGCATACCTTTATAGTAATTGCAAGTATATCTTATGTCTTGGAATGTTGGCTCATCAATAGCCGGAATTGTTGTAAGCTCGGCAACTTCCGCAAATGGTGTGCTTTCTGCCTCGACTTCATAAACCCTTGAACCGCTTATAGTGTTTACGGTTTCTCTGCTTGCGTATTGCGCCATGTCGTTATAATTTCTTAACCACGTATTAATAGATGTCTGAACATCTTCCGGTATCAAAAGTTTTCCGTTTGCATCTGTAAGTGAGGAAAGAGCCTTGATTTCTCTTTCGCCTTCCATAGGTTTTCCTGCAAGGGCTTTTGCAAATACTTTAACCTCTAATTTTTTCGCGTCAATAGGTTTGTCAGCACCTTCAACTGGAATTTCTGTGCTTATTTTTGGTTCTTCACCTTCTTCAACCAAAAGCTGCGCGTCAAGTTTCGCCTTAATCAAATTTATTTCGTTTGTTTTTGCATTTATCTGCTCTACTGTTGCTTTATCATCGTTAACAAGTGCTTTAGCCTCGGCTTGTGCTGTTGCTAAAGTCTGTCTTAATTCATCGGATACTTTCATTTTTAACACTCTCCTTTTAAATTATCATTGTAAGTTTTAATTTTGCTATTGCTCTTTCAATTTCGTTTTCTTTTTGTTTTTTTTCAGCCTGTGCAGCTATTTTTTTGTTATTTAGCTCATTTTTAACCTTATTTATAACCTCATTTGGTAAAAGCCCATTGCCATAGCTTGCCGCTATCTGATTGTTTTCATCAAACATAATTTCATCTGCAAAGCCAAGCTCTTTGGCTTTTTTGGCATCCATCCAGGTTTCATCAGCCATAAGATTTAATATTTGTTCTTTCGGAAGTCCTGTTTTAAGCATATAAGCATTTGCCATACCTTCATCAACAGTTTTTAGCACGGAGGCTTCATGTTCTAAGTCTCTGTGGTCACCGCTTGTCATTTCAGCCGAATTATGTATCATCATTTGAGCTGTAGGCGCGATTTTTAAGGTTTTAACGCCCATTGCCACTATGCTTGCCGCACTCGCTGCAAGAGCAACAACCTTGCCCGTTGTATTGCCAGCATAGTCTTTCAATATTGCGTATATTTCAGAGCCAACGTCAACATATCCCCCCGGAGAATTTATTATAACCTCCAAATCGTCGCCGTTTGCGTCTTTTACAACATCTTTAACTTTTTGTGGCGATGTGTTAGTCATTCCAAAGTAGTCATAAACCGGCGCGTCGTCATCAGATACAAGCAGTCCCTTAATTTCCAGTGTTTTCATCAATTTTCACCTCCTTTGCCATATTGTTTGCCTACATTATCCAAATTAATTATGTTTCCATTTCCAACAAGTTCATTTGCTTTTGGATTGTCTACATATGGCAGTCCAAGTTCTTCTCTTGCCTCGTTTGGTGTATACATAAGGTTGTTTAATCCCTGCTGCAATACACCCATCTGTTCAACCGGATTAAGTTTAAACAAGGCTTTCGGGTCTACTTCAAGAACTGTGTTTTGCTTTTCCTTTGCTGTAAGCATCTTTCTTGTGTACTCTTCACTGTAGGTTTTAAAAATAGGCATCATAGTGTTGGTATATAATGCCTGCTGCTGCGTTACACTATTGGAATAGCTGCTCTTACTGTAATCATTTACAAAATTAGGAGATACACCAAAGGCCGCAGCAATGCTTAATGCATTAGCTTGTCTTATAGTACTAAATTCTGCGTCAACAAGTTTGCTGTCCAGCGGCGTAGCAGTAATTCCTTGTGGCAATGGTATAAAAGCTCCTGTTGCAGATGTAGAAGCATAACCTTCTACAGTTTTTACAAGTGCCGTCTCCGCACCGGGGTCTAATTCGCCTGTATAATACAAGATTACTTTTGAACTCTGCATATTGCCTTTATACAGCTTTTCTAAGTATTGCTGTCCATATTTTGCCGTTTCTATCTGCTCGCTTAAAATCTGTCTTACACTTTTACCTACAATGCCGTCAAAAGTAGATGATGTTTTAAAATGCAATATATCATTCATGTTAAATCGGTATTGTATTCCTGTTTTACTGTCATTCCAAACATACCACAATGCATTTGGAATGCCGAAAAGTCCCCTGTCATCCATCCATATTGTTACTTCCGCAGAGGGCAAAAGCCATAAATATTTTAACTGCCCGGCATTTCGGCCTGCTCTGTATCTTTCCATATAAACATAGGCATTGCCGTAATGGTTCCTATTCATTTCCACGGCCTGTTTCAGTGTCGTGGCAGTGTAATAAGGGTTAGGCTCGATATTAAGCAGATAGTTTAAAGTATTATCATATACACGCTCTTTGCCTTTTGTTCCATCAATTGTATATTTCTTAATATCAAGTTTTCCCATTATCTCGCTTAATGTCTTTAAGCAAATAAAATATGTAGTTTCGCTTAAAGCGTCACCCGCAGATGCAGAATCTATACCCAAAGATGATAAAAGTGTACTTAAGCTATTTAAGTTATAAGCCGTTGTTTCTGCTCTTATTTTCTTAGTCTTTATACCAAATAATTTCAATTACTCACCCCCTGACTATCTGTTTTTGGCTATAAAAAGGCCACCGAAAATAAAAAAAGCACCGATTAAATAAAACATCAGCGTCTTGTTTATGCGATAGGTGGCATAGCTTACTAATATTATTCCTATAATTAACATAATTTCCGCAGGGTAAGCCTTTAAAAACCCCTTAAATTTTCCATGGCAATTTTTTATTAAGCTTTTATTTTTTTTCATTTTTACCCCCAAACTTTGCATAAAAATTATTAATGTAATCCTCTGATAATTTCGGTGGTTTATCTTCTTCAATAAAAAGTTGCGAGTATGCAAAAATGCCACCCATTACTAAATCTATCCTTGATTTGTTTTTATTTACTTTATTCAACAAAATATCTCCGGTTGTTCTTCCTTCAACTGTTGTAGTATTGCTCATGCACCAGTCAAGCAATGCATTTTTTTCATATTTCACGATGCCTTTGTATACATCATCCCTGAACTGTTTTATTGCAGGGCTAAGCACACTATAAGTCTGTTTAAGTAATACTACATCAAATTCTTTTGCAAGCTCCTGCATTGTAGCAGTGATGTTGTAAGGGTCGGTAGCTATAATTATAACGTGGCATTTATATTTATTTTCTATTCCTCGTATTCGCTCTTTTAATAAGTTATAGTCAACGATATCTCCGGGCGTAATCGTACAATATCCTAAACTTTGCATCATACGATAATCTATTTTTTCTCGCCTGTCAGGCAGTGTATTTTCAGGCAAAAAAGCATGCGCTTTCAAATGATATATACCATTTTCTTTATACATTATATCAAGTGCCGTTAAATCTGTTGTCAATGAAGCATCTACACCGATAACAACGTTTTTCCCGGTAAAGTCTATGTGTTCAACTTCGCATTTCTTCCATGCTTCAAGTTTTATGTACGGCTCACCCGCATTGGATGGAAGGAAATTATTCATATCCTTTGTGATATATTCTTCTTTTTCTTGCGGTTTTGCTTTCACCATTTTTCTGTTATGGCGTATAGTATCATAATTTTCCTCAATTCTTAACGGATTGGCTTGATATATACCTATATCGTCCCATAAATGCTCCGGCTCTGCATAATACAATAAAGCAAACTGTCTTTCATCCTCCCATACTCCATCAAATACTTCTCGAATATATTTAATATCCTCTTCCATGATTGAATTGTTAATCGCATAAGCCGTTGTTGTTCTGAATACAAGAGGGTTTATAACATTCTTTTGTCCGCCTTTTAAAGCATTAAAATTATCGGCATTCTGAAAGTTTGCGTGTTCATCAGAACATAAAGCACTCGGCCTAACACTATTATTTTTCCCGCTTTCTGCTGTTCTTGGCTGGTAAAAACTATGAGTTAATTTACATTCAATTTTTCCGGTAAACGTTTTGCTTACAGTAAAATGCTTACTTATAAGAGGACTTGCTTCAAGTATTTGTGTCATGGCTTTTCTTATTTCTGCTGCTAATTCTCTTGTTAAGCAAATAGAATAAAACTCACTGTAGTTTTGCTCTGTCAACATTAAAAGCAAAAAAATAAGCGCTACGATCGCAGTCTTTGCGTTTTTTCTTGCTATAAAAAGTGTAATATCATTATGCTTAAACTTTTTGGGATTGTTTTTAAATCGCCATGCAAACACATTTGTAATTAAAAAACACTGAAACGGCGCTAAATTCTCAAGCACTTGTTCGCCTGCCACAAAGCCAGTAGCAAAATTAAACAGTTTAAGCAAGTTATTAATTTTATTTAATGCATTATTATCAAAGTAAAATTCAAATTCTTCGGTTCCTTGCCTCTCGTAATAATCTCTTGAAAAGATTTTACATTGTGCTTTTACCTCTTTCGTAGTTATTTCAGTACCGCTTATAACGTCTTTGGCATACTTTAACGCTCTATCAAGTAAAATCAATCAGAATCACCACGCAAAGCATTTAACACCGGGTCGTCTTTTTCTTCTTCTGCATTAATATTTAAAACTGCAAGAGCGGCGCGGTCCTTCGGGGAAAGGCCTAATTTACTGCTGAATTTTTCAAAGATTTTTGAGTATCGTTCATAAGCTTTTGTAGCATTATTCTCCTCGCCGGCATTGTTAAACAATCCTTTTTCATTTAATTGTATCTGTGCCTGTGCCATTCTGTCTAATGCTTCGGCAACAATGCCAACTACAAACATATCTCCACCACTCAAGAAATCATCAGGCAAAAGAGATATTATCTGTTTATATTTTCTCTTGCCTGTTTTACTAAGCTCTCTTGGAGGGGTAACGGAAATTGGCTTACTGCCTTTTAATTCATTTTCCGTCGTTTCCCTTTGCTTAATTTCGTCTTTTCCGGTTTTCCCGGTCCTTAATTTTGCTGGTTTTATATTCGCCATTTTCGTTCCTCCTTCCTTATTGTCCTGAAACTGGCAATTTTTTAAAATGAATGAGCAGGAGACGGTCTACGCCTGATGGTCAAAACTTTTTCCTATCCCCCTCTGTATCAATGTAATCAGCTTTATACTGCTTTATCAGTTTAAACAAGTATTCTTGCATCTGTTCTTTGTTACCGGTGTCATACTCTTTATGTATCTCGCTATGGCTTGCATTGCTAAGATAGATAAGATTATCTATGTCATATATCCTTGTGTTATCATCCTTAATTGGTATGACGTGGTGACTTACATTTCCATAAATAATTTTTTTATATTTGTACAGTTGATATATGTCTAACCCATTAAACTTTGCTTTACACAGTTCGGTTAGCTTTTGCCAACCTTTGCTGTGATAGATAGCGTAAGATGTCTTATCTCTCGAATTAATATCGTACCTCTTGTCTCGTTCCTTTTTCGCCTTAGATGAACAGCCGTTCGGGCATTGTGTACCTATTTTATATTTTGCGCCACATATTGTACAAATTTTAAACAGCATAATAAAATCTTCTCCTTATTGCCTTGCAAACAAAAAGGGCACCACTAAAGTGATGTCCTTAAATGAAGGAAAAGTTATAGAAAAACCTTACTACCTAAATTTCATCAATAGCATAATAACACGATTTACCCTCTTAAAACTGTCAACTTTTTGTCAACAAATTTTAAATTCCTAATTCCTCGGCAACATGACTTATTAATTCATTTTTTCTACGATTAAAGGTTTCATAAGATACATGAAGTTCATCGCACATTTTGTATATATCTCTACGACATTTGACATATTTCATTTTGAATATCTGCCTATGGATTTCAGTAGAATTTTGCAAAACCTTTTCTACAACATTTATTATTTGTTCCATCTTCAGCATTGACGGTACTGTGATAAGTTTCAATGCTTTACTTTCCGTTGGATTTCCTAAGTTATTCCCTTTTGGCATACCATCCGGCGGCTCAGGAGAGCTTTCAAGTATAGATTCTCTCATGTTTTCAATATTTTTTTTATATTCACTGTAATGATACAGCTCAAATTCTATGTATTTATAAACTCTTCTATCAGTTTTCAAGTTATTCCTCCTCTATCAGCGCCCTAAGAAGTATCAAGTAATTTATACTATCGCATATTTTTTCTTCCCAAAGCTCCTTAGAATAAGCTTTTCCGCTCATGCACATATCATAAACGCTTACTGTATGCTTAGCCATCATGCCCGCAAGAGACTGTATAGGCGTTTCATTTTTAAGCTTTGCAGCGGTTTTAAAATTATGCAGCCTATCCTCCGTAGAATATTCCTTTGCTTTCTTACTAAGTGTATGTACGCATTTATTAAGCAAGTTGTTAAGCACTGTATCAAATTTATCTGATGTCATTATCATTCCTCCTTAGGTTCATATTTATAAGCAAGCCATTTCTTGCTGTATGTAATAGTATTCGCCCATTTCGTTAATGCTCTAATTCTTCTCCATCCATCATCATAAGATAAACTATTCTCCCATAATCCATCATGAGATAAAAATTTACACCATAGCCAACCATTATAGTTATCTTTAAACTCTTTCTTCAGTTCTTCTATCGTCAGCGGCTTCGGATTCTCCCGTTCCGCTTTTTCTTTAAGTGCCTCGATAATCAGATTGTATCTATATATTTTTGTAGTACATCTGTCACAGAATTTCTGGTCAAATTTGTCATACGGCAAAGGCTTTCTTTTCGCTTTGAAATAATTAATTCGAAATTTACAATAATCAATTGTTTTTTCTATCTCAGTCATTTTTATTCCTCCTTCAAGCTCAAATTAAGCTCATACGCTAACCAAGCTTTGCCGTAATCCTTAAATTTATATAAATCATAATTAGAAGCAAATACACCTTCAAAATTTACAGTTCCATATAGTGTCATGTTATAAAAAGTATCAAGTATTTTTACGGCATCGCCGCGGATACTTTTCAACCGTTCTAAGGTCATCGGCTTATTTTCTTTCACTCTTACACCTTCTCACTTATATTTCTCAATTCTTGCTTTTAATGCCTGCAGCAGTGCTTCCTGTACACCGCATTTATTATCAAGGGCTTTTATTACGTCTTCATCAACGGTGCCCTCAGCAATCAGATGGTGTATAATTACCGGGTACTTTTGCCCCTGCCTATGCAGTCTTTTATTTGCCTGCTGATACTGCTCAAGACTCCATATAGGCCCAAACCAAATAACGTGATGCCCGCCGTCCTGAAGATTAAGGCCATATGCCGTACTTGCCGGATGTGCAAGAAGTATATCTATTTCGCCGTTATTCCATGCTGTTTCGTCATCGGCGTTTTTAAACAGTCTGACTCTTAGCTTTGTTTTGCTAAGTGCTTCAAGTATCCTATCCCGTTCATGCTGGTATCTGTAGAAAACAAGTGCGTGCTCGCCGTTCAAGCTGTCTATCAATTCCATAAAGGCTTCAATCTTACAGGTATGTATAAGCTGTGCGTTATGGTCTGCGTCGTAAACTGCACCGCCGGCAAGCTGTAAAAGCTTTCCTGTAAGTGTTGCGGCCATATCAGCTGTTATGGTTTCGCCGTTTACTTCAAGCAATGCCTTTTTTTCAAGTGTTTCGTATGCTTTTTGCGCCTTAGTGTCAAGAACCACGGATGTATTTACCGTCATACAGTCAGGAAGTTCAAGATAATCCTCGGCTTTCATTGAGATACAAATATCACCTATAAGATTTTGAATAGCTTCCTCAGCGCCGTATTTCGGCTTATATGTGAATATTCTTTCCGCCGAACGCTTGTCCGGATTAAAATACCGTTCTCTGAATTGCCCTAAGGTTTTTCCAAGTCTTGCGCCTTCATCAAGCAGATAAATCTGCGCCCATAAATCAATTAGGCCGTTTGATGACGGTGTTCCTGTAAGAAGCACAATTCTGTTAATTTTTAGCCGTACTCTTTTCAATGCCTTCCAACGTTTAGTATTACGGTCTTTAAAACTGCTGCTTTCATCAACAACAACCATGTCAAAAGGCCAGTCATTGCGGTAATACTCAACAAGCCATTCAACGTTTTCACGGTTGATAACGTAAACGTCAGCCGTTGCAGCAAGTGCCGCAATACGTTTGCTCTTGCTTCCAAGTACCTTTGATACTCTCAAGCACTGTAAATGCTCCCATTTTGCCGCTTCCTTGCTCCATGTTGTTTCAGCTACTTTCTTAGGTGCTATTACAAGTACTTTTCGTACTTCAAACCTGTAATACTTCAATTCCTTAATGGCTGTAAGTGTTGTTACCGTTTTTCCAAGTCCCATATCAAGCAGGAGACCTAATGCTGGTTCATTAATCAGCCTATCAATACAGTATTTTTGATAATTGTGCGGTTTAAATATCATTTGAACTACTTCCTACCATCCCTCTTATAAAACAGTCAACCTTATCCTTGCTGTCAATTACATTTACAATCTGCCCCATTGCTCTAAGCTCTTTATGCTTTGCATGCTGTAACACCGTAGGCTTTTTCCCCGGCGCCTTAAGTTCAACAAATACCGCTGACCGAAAAGGGAATATTACTATCCTGTCAGGCACTCCGTCATTTCCGGGGCTTACCCACTTATAGGCTTTGCCGCCGAATAATTTAACTCTTTGAACTAAATATTTCTCTATATTTTTTTCATTTTCCATGACATTTCACACCTCAATTTTTTAGTTGAACCTACAAACCTACAAACTTTTTACCTATACATTTATATATAAAGGATTTAAGGCGTTATATATTGATAAACTCCATTCATATTAAGTTTCATGAAATAATTGTAGGTTTGTAGGTAAATGGCTCTAAAGCCTTGAATTTACTATGCTTTTAACACCTACAAATTTGTAGGTCGATTGTAGGTTTGTAGGTAGGAATTTATATACGTACTTTCGTATACCTACAAACTAAACCTACAATTACCTACAAACGGTGTAAAAATGTACTACTTGATTCGTGTAAATCCGCGTTGACTTTTACAATAACCAAATTTATCCGGATATCCCGCTCTACGCCATCCTTTACAATTTGTAATAATGCTGTTTATCTCAGCAGTATCTCTGTTCCTTATCATTCTTGAATCACACTCCAAAGCCTCACACCATACCTCTAAAGCACAGACTTTTCGTCTCTCTACAAGTTCACCGGTATAGTTTGAGTTGCCTTCCCAATAAAGCCGCCTTTGGTCAAGAGTCCAGTTAAGCCAGTCAGCAGGTATTTTTTGTTCAAGAAAGTCAATAATTATACCTTCTCTTGCAGAGCTTTTTCTGTGACTTTCCTGCTGACGTTTTGCTTCTTCCTCAATTTTGCCGGTTAAATAAAGCGGTTCTCCAGCTCTATAACGTACTACGGCTTCGGCCCATAGCTGGTCAATCTCATTATCAAGGTCGGTCCATATATCCTTTACAGCCTTATTTCTCCCGACGGATACAGGCCAAAAACGTCTGTTTCCTGTTCTGTCTGTTAAATATTCATCGTCGTTTGTTGTCCCAAAGAAAACGCATCTTCTCGGCATTTCTTTTACATGTCTTCCGTATGCTGCTCTGAATCTGTCTGACTGCTGGCTTAAAAACTGCTTTATTCGGCCGATATCACTGCGATTAAATGCATCCAGCTCGCCGACTTCCACAAGCCATACCCCCTGTAAAAGCTCGCTTGCTTCTTTTCCCTCAAATGTCCTTATTGAGTCATTAAACCAGCCTTTTGACATTTTCGCTATAAGTGTACTTTTGCCTATTCCCTGCGGTCCTGAATAAATAGTCATGCAGTCGAATTTGATGCCGGGTTCATAAGCTCTTGCCGCTGCCGCTGTAAACGCTTTTCTTGTTACAGCTCTTACATACGGTGTATCATCGGCGCCGAGATAGTCTATAACTAACTTATCAAGCCTCGGTATCTTGTCCCATATAAGCCCGTCAAGATACTTTGTAACATCGTTGAAGGCATTTTTATTGCTATGCAGTGACAAGGCACCGTCTATTTTGCTCATGCCTGTAATTGAGTAGCTTTTTTCCATGTACCAATAAAGTCCCTGATTGTCATTGTCATCCCAAAACCGTCTGTCGGCATTTATATTCCATGGCAGAGCATCAAGCACTTCACCCCTGCCGGCAAACTCGTTAAGAGCAAATTTGCCTTTTAAGTTCGGATCACTTTCAAGTATTATCCATATATTATCTATGGTGTTATCTGGAAGCCCTGTTTTCGGATGCGTCTTAAGTCTTTTCATCCACTCAAGATTATTTTCATCAGCTATATCTTTAAAGTCATTTTCTGCCTGTTCAAGACGTTCCTTTTGTATAAGCAATAAAACTTCTTTATCTTCTATTGCCTTTCTGCACATGCGGTCATAGCTTGGCAGTTTATTTGTAGGCGTTCCTTCTTTTGCCTCGTCGTCAAGGTCGCCGAACAAATGCAGCCTTACCATATCGAACGCATTTACAAGCTGGCCGCCGCATGGGTCTGTAGCATGATGAGAATATAAAAACTTGTCATCGTCGTAGACTATTGCGCCTCCGGTTGTGGATCCGCCGGAGTATGTATATCTGTCTTCACAGTCTGTCTGCAAATATGTTCCCGGAATAAACTTCTCCATAGCCTGTGTTATGCTGTAAGTACGGCAGAACGCACCCACTGTACCGGATTTAAGTGTCGGGTCGCCCTGCTTTGCGGCCGACTTTTCTCTGATTTTCTGTTCTCCCGGCACCTGCGGCCATGACGATACATCCCGCCAGTTCTTATACTTAGAAAGCATACCGTCAGCAGACAAAAACGGGTTATCCTCATATGTAAAAATATATTCGCTGTCAGCACAGCAGCTTGGCCAATACATAAGCCTCTCGGCTTGGAATGTTGTCATATCAAACCATGTCATTTCAGGCTGTATCATCTCGGCCAGCTTACGTGCAATAGGCTCATATTCTTCCGCTGTCATCGTCCTGTCTGTAAAAGTGATTACTCTTAGTCTCGGTGCCGCCGGGCTGTGCTTTCTCGTTGAATAAACCGCATAGCACATGCCGAGGCTTGAGACACGCTGTATTATGGCCTGTGTGCTTTCAGGCGGGCAGTTATCAAGGTCAAGTGTAATTACATCTCTGCTTTTAACAGCACCCTTTTTGCGCCGTCCTGTGAGGTTTCCGCCTACAAAACCGCCTATGTCCTTAAGTTCATCCTGCTTATATTTTTTCATCCGCATATAAGCTGAAAGAGTTTCTTTTCCTCTTAAAGGAATACGCAGTTTTTCAATAAGGTCGGATACACGCATAGTCTGAGGCTGCCAGTTAGTGGCTTTTCTGCTGCCCGCTGTCGATATGGTTATAACTCTGTCATTAATCAATTTTTACCACCTCAGTCTTTTGTGAAATAAGCTCCCGTCCAGCCGTCGGCAGCCATAGGAAGCCCCGGGCAGAACGGTATAGGCTCACCCATAAGCGCACACACTTTTTTAAGGTCGGCCTTTTCCGGTTCCGTTTCGATTACTACCTCATCATGAATATGAAAAACAATTCTATAACCTAAGGCTTCAAGCTTTTGTATGTTTACAGCAAGGCAGTCACGAGCTATCGCCTGTACTATATTTTCAGTTAGCTTGCCGCCATAGGTTTCAATTTGTTCCCATTTCTTCGATGGGCCTATGCCGTAATAACCGAGTGCTTTGTTTCCCCAGCGGTTTAATGTTAAATACGGCTTTGCATAAAACAATTTGCGTTTTGAAGGCAGCGTTATTGTAAGAAAGTCCTGTCCGTTTGTTATATCCGCTTCTCTTGCAAAAATAAGGCCTCTTGTTCCTACCGCTTTACAGCTCTCAACTGCCTGTATTGCCGCCGACTCTATTGCTTTCCAGCACCGTACTATATTTTTATTAGCCACGCGCCACTTGCTTACAATGTCCGGCAATTCATTTTCAGATAAACCCATTTTTAACGCACCTGTATTTATAAGCGCCGGCGGTCCGCCGGCATAGCCCAAAGCAAGAGTTGCGACCTTGCCTCTTTGCCGCAGGGCGTATTCAGGATTGCCCTTTACAATCTTCTCTATAGGAACATTAAACATTTGACTGGCCGTCGCCTCATAAATTTTCCCATGTGTACGGAATACCTCGAGTTCCCAGTCTTCACCAGCAAGCCATGCAATTACACGCGCCTCAATAGCGGAGAAATCTGCGTCAACAAATACCTTTCCTTTTTCCGGAATAAAGGCAGTTCTTACAAGCTGTGACAATGTGTCAGGCACATTTCCGTATATAAGTTTTAAGCCGTCTACGTTCTTTTGTTTTACAAGCTCTCGCGCATTATCAAGCGTTTTGCCGTGTATGTAAGTCCTTGGTAAGTTCTGGACCTGTACAAATCTGCCGGCCCACCTGCCTGTACGATTAGCACCGTAAAACTGTAACATTCCCCTTAAACGATTGTCGTCACACATAGCATTAACCATGGCAGTATATTTTTTTACACTGGTTTTACCCATTTCCTGACGCAGTTCAAGAAGTCTGCGTACATTTTCCGGAAGTTCTGTATCAAGCATTTCAGATACTGTTTCTTTGGATAGGCCTGTTATATTTTTGCCTGTTTCCTGTGTAAGCCAGTTTTTAAGCTGTGCAACGCTGTTTGGATTATCAAGGCCTGTTATTTCCTTTGCCTCATTTGTCTGAATAGTGTTTACAGCTTCATTGCAATATAAGGCGCCGTCAACAAGTTTTGTATCAATAGCCACACCCCTTGAGTTTTGAATAAGGTCAAGCTCCCATTGTTTTTGTACTTGTTCCGGCACAGGAAAAGCCGAAAGCCGTCTTTCTATCTCCATTTCAGTAACAACATCCTGACCGTTATATTCTTTAAACAGCTCCCATTTTTCAGGCTCGTGATACGGATTATTTCTTGTTCTGCCTCCGTTGCTTTTTGTAGGTTTGCATGGTGAACAAAAAATCTTTATAAGTGCTTTGCCTGTTGCAAGCTTTTGTTTGTCCTGAGGAAGTCCTAAAGCCTTGCCTGTTGCGTCAAGTCCTGCTGTATATCCGCAGTACATACCATGAAGCATTGTACAGCGCCACTGCGAAAGCCACGTATTTCTCTGTTCTTCGGTTAGGTTAAAATACTTTGAAAGACAGTACCATTCAAAAGCGGCATTGTACGCATGCTTAATGTAATTACTGTCAAATAATATCTGTTTTATTTCATCGGATAAAATATCTTTTGTCAGGTCGATTGTTTTAACTTCTTCACCGTCAATGCTGTAAGCTAACAATAAGATTGAAAAATCAGGGCTTTGTGCATATTTGTATAGCCCTGATTTCTTTATATTAACGGATGAGAACGTTTCAATATCGACCGATAAATGCCGTTCTCCCATAGCTTACATCGGAAGTCCGGTTATAGGATTAATTGCAGGAGCAGCTTGCGTCTCAAGTCCTGCAAAGTCCTGCTCTGCCGTTGTTCCGCCGCTTAACGGCTCACCGTCTCTTGTTTTCATTACATTGCCGAGGCCGCATCCTACACCGCGGTTTCCGCTTGCATCATAGGGGAAGAAATTTACAGTTACGCGTGCATACATTCCGCTGTAGATGTCTGTTTCGGCAAGCTGTACCCTTACGTTTGACTGATGCACTGTCTGAGGCATCTGCTTACTTGATGCTGTAACTACCCAATTCCCTTTGCACTCGTCTCCAAATGGCTCTCCTGAAGGCCTTACGCCGTCACCGTCATATATAACCGGATATCTAAGCTGCGGTCTTGAGCCTTTCCATTTGTCTTTTACACCTATTTCATAAGCAGCGTTCAGAGCTGATTTAAGGTCGTTATATGTAGTTGTATCTGTTTTCGGAACAAGTATTGTGCAACTGTATTTTGGTTCTCCGCCGTTGTTGCTGTATGGTCTTGTTAAATGTTCATAACTAATTCTTACTTCTCCTGTAAGGCATTTGGTTGCTGTATTCTGATACATTAAAATCATCCCCTCATAATTAATTAGTTTCTAAGTTTCCAAAATCCGCTAAAGCGGGATTATATACATCTCTCGAGTCACTTTCAGGAACAAGCGTCGGTTTTCCGGCCGGTTTTACTATGTAATCTCCAAGCATTGCGGAGAAATCCTTTTTGCCTATCAGCTTTTCACATTCTGTAAGTGTAATAGGTACTTTTTTATAGAGCATAGCTTTCTTTGTTCCGGCATCAGTAAGCACTTTGTATGCTTTGTCAACGTCGGTAAATGCTCTGTTGCTTCGGCCTTCAACTACTTTCCAGCCGTCGATATGTTTTCCCGCAAGTGAAGCGTTAAGGGCATATTTTTCAAGCTGTGTGTACCACTTTTTAATGTTAGAAGCAAGTGTAAGAGCTTTCCCCACTTCGGAGTCAGATAAAAGCGGCGGTAGTTTGCCAAGCTGAGGCTGTACTACTTTCATTTGGCTTAAATACGCACGGCAGTTTCCGCGGCATTTGCAGAAATGACTGTCGCACCACTCGCCGGCAATACAGTCACCCTCGCCTTTAAAGGCTTTCTCAGCCTGAGGTTTCACAATTAGTTCAGCCCATTTTTTGAGGTCATTGGCTGATATTTCTTCATCTGATGTGTTGTTCATTCTCGGCTGAAAAATATGTAAATCTACGGTTTTTATATCAAACAGAAAGCTGTAGGCATTAAGTGCACCAAGTGCGTAAAGCCGCATTTGTGGGTTGTTCTCGGCATCCACTTTTACCGTTTTGCCGTATTTAAAATCAATGATACGCAGTTTATTTCCACCGATTATTATGCAGTCGGCCGTGCCAAAACCTTCCGGCGCATAGTCTGAATAGTCAATTGGCTTTTCAAGGTCAACATGAGGGCGTATACTGAAAGACATAGCTACGTCTTTTAGGTAGTCAAGATAATCGTCTGTGTAGTTATCAATATCTTTGCTGTAGAGCTCATTCTTTTTTAATGCCAATAGTTCCTTTTCATATTTTGACTTGGTCATTGAAGTAGTAAAAAAGTACTTTCTCGCTTTAAGCTCGGCGAAAGAATGTGCAAGCGTGCCTTCCGCGGCCGACTCTCCGGCAGTATCTTTTATGTTTTCTTCCAGCCTTGCCGACGGTGTGCAGTGAAGCCATTTGTCAGCGGATGAGGCTGAAAGAAGTGCATGTTTGTCTGGCATTATATCTGTGCCCCCATTCCTCTTATGGCAACTGCAAAGTCGTTGTATTTTTCCTTCGGAAGCTGCGGAAGCGCGTTTACACCGAAGGATTTGAGAAGGTTAATAAGTTCCTGCTGTTTCCCGGCGTTAAGTAAAGTAACTGCCGCATTTGAGAGCTGCTCAAGTGTGTATCCTGTTGGCTGCTGTACAGGTGCCGGCTGTACTGGCGCTTGTGTACTGACTGTGGGCTGTACCGGCGTTGTATTAATTGGCGGTTGCTGTATTGGTGCTGTATAAACGGGCTGTACCGTTGTTGGCTGTGTGGGTGCTGGCGCTGTATTAACAGACTGTACTGGTGTATTAACTGCTGGTGTTGAAGGTGCTGCATTAACCTTTTCTACAGTTTTATTTGTTCTTACTTCCAAGACTGCTGAAGCGGCCAGTATTGAGTCCGAAAGTGCATTTAAGGCTTTTAAAAACTCTCCGTCTGCTGATATGGTAATTTTTAATTCACTCATTTTAATGCCCCCCTAATTTTAAAATCTTTGACTGCTGTGTTTTTGATAGCGTCCTAAAACCGTCTAAATCCATAAGTATAAAACCGTGCTCATGCTCAACTTTTAAGTATTCTTGGAGCTCCGGCATATGCTTCTTTTTTCTGCTGGTGTTTATCTCTGTTTTTGCAAGCTCTATTTGCCTGTCCCACTTGCTCAAATTTAATGCCCTCCTAATCGCTAAGTGCTTTCTTTACATATTCTTTTGATTCTCTAATCTTTTGTCCAACTGCTGATTTTGAGTATCCGCATTTTTTAGAAATTTCTCTTACCGTGTATCCGTCTATGTACAATGAAAGTATTTTTCTTTTACTTTCATCGAGACTATTAATAGCACATTTTATCGGTATAGCGCTTTTATCATCGGGTAAAGCGGTAAGTATAGATTCATTTAAAGTAAGTGTATCTGTTAACGCTGCATCCATACTTATGCATGTACCTCTGTTTTTTCTTAACGAATTCCCTACTGCTGAAAAGAACGACCGGCTAACTATTGTTGTAAATGAATACCTCTGTAAATTTGTATCTTGCAGGTATTTTTTAGCGGTAGTAATAAGTCTTAAGGCTAAAAGGTCATAGCATTCATCTAAGTCAAGATGATGCTTGTGTATGTACCAGTAGATAAGATTATGGCTCTTTTCCACTAACATCTTTTCTTCTTCTGTCAGTTTACGTGTCTTTTCTTTTTCTGATAATGTACAATTCATCTTTCACACCCTTTACAAAATTCTGTTTTTGCAGTATAGTTAAATTGGTTTTTTATATTTGCCGCTTTTGGGATTGCCGTCCCTAAGCGGCTGTTTTTATTTTTTATGGTTCAAATCTATGTAGCAAAGTCCTATTTCATGGTCATACAAAAGGTCATAATCGCCGATAAAATCCGCTAAGATTTCCGATGCTTTGACGGTGCCAGCATTATCTTCGTCCCGAAAGCTTACAGCAAGTCCTACCGACGGGCCACTTCCTTTAAAATAAATACGGTTAGCCGTAACTGCATACTGTATATATCTTGTGTGCCTGTTTTTAATCAGCCGTGTAAACGAGTTGTTTCTAAATCGAAAACTTGTCTGCCTTCCGCCACCTTTACCCCGTTTTACAATACTTATTCCAACATCTGCGTCGCTTTTGTGCATTTTCTTGCCTTTCCAATCAAGTTTCATCTTTTCTCCTCTCCGGCAATCTGCCTTGCGTAACTTCTATTAACTCTTTTAAGCCTTTCAATTTTTGTGTCATACTTTCTTTTCCAGTTTTTAAACTCACTCCAAATTAATTTAAGCGTAAAAACCATGCTTAAAAAGATTACCCAACCTGCCGCCATGCTTGCCCCTCCTTTAGCAGATAACAATTTGATACTCCGGGTGTTCCCAATTCTCACTGTTACGGTATTCAATCAACGCATAGAACCTATCATCGCCTTGATACAATGCCGGGATTCTGCAATCCTGATGAACACACCCGGATTCTACACCTAACTTCTGACCGCCTTCCCTGCTCCAAGGTGTTGTCTCACTCAGTCCACTGCTGATTAAATGAGCTGCTTCGGCTGAACTTGTAATAAAAATTTTATAGCTTGAATTGTTTGCATTTTTCATGCCTGTTCCTCCTTTTCTTATGTAAGTAGAACATTTAGTTTGCTATATTGAATCGTTCTTCAAAGTATTTCCGTGGAACCCTTCCGGATACTGTAAGAAATCCTTTTTGATTGAGCTCTTTATTAAGTGCTCTCATAATTGCATAAGCCTTGCCTTCTGATACTTCTAATAGTTGCATTACATCTTTACAGCGAAAATATTTTTTCTCACTCATACTATTTCGCTCCTTAACTTGCCTGATCAACTCCATATCTGATACACATATCTTTAACAATTGCTACATACCCTTCAATTAGCTTTTTATCATTTGCTATGACGTCCAACTTATTGAGCTTGTCTATCTTTGACTTACAAACGCCATTTAAAGACATGGTCTTTTTCATATTTGTAAGTCTTATTGATAAAGCAACCCCAAAGCGTTCATCCAACAATTTATAGCTCTCTTCTCGAATTACATTAAGATGCTCATAGCCTCCAGCCTTAAGAGCCATCTTGTTGATTAGCTTTGATGTGTCCTTCCGCCAGTCGTTAGGGTTGAGTGCAACAACATCTTTAATATTGTCAATACGCTTGTTGGTGTCCTCAATAGCCTTCTCCTGTTCTTTTTGAGCAAGCTGTGTTTTAGCTACACTGTCAAATATCTGCTTGAACATTTGAAGTTCAGGGCTGAGCTGAGAAATATCAAGTCCCGTTTTTATCGTTTGTTCCATGTCGTGAAAACGGTTTATGTACTTCGCAGTAAATTCGGTACCTTTAATACCAGTGAGTTTGTTTGCTATAAACTCGCAGCCCTTTCGAGTCACAAGGTAGCATGGTCTTTCTTGATTATTGGCATCTTTATAAGAGCTTTCTTGGAAAAATTCGCCCAAGTGAATATTCCCTTCGGCTCCCTGTGTTATGTATCTGCGAATATCTTTAAGTAATTCGCTGTGTTGTTTTTCTACCATCTCGGCCACTTCTCGGCTGTCAAGTGTTTGTGCTACTGGTTTTTCTAATAATTGGTTCATGTGATTCCTCCTTGTTTATAAAATTGTCTTTCTGCTCTCCTCGAAGATTTTTAGGTCTTCTTCTCTAATACGGTAGCCATTTCCAATTTTAATAGCTGGCAGTTTTTTTGATCTTATCCAGCTCCATACAGTTCTTGCTTTAACACCGTATTTTAATGAAATTTCGTTACATGTGTACAGTTTATCCATAATTATCACCTCTCTTTTTGTAGGGTTTAATACTTACGTTTACTTACGTAAAGTGATATACTTTTATTTATAAGATTACCACATCAAAAAATAAAAGCATTGCGTATGCAAAAGTATTTTTGTTCTGTTTACTTTTGTTGATGTAAGTATAGTGTACTACAGCTTGCGTTATTAGTCAAGCCTTTTTACTCATGCTTTTCGTAAGTAATGCTTTTTTGTGAAGGGAGCACAAAAAATGTATGAGATATTTGAGCAGCTTTTACAAAGGCGCGGCATTACTGCATACAAGGTTGCTAAAGATACTGGACTAACACAAACACTTCTGAGTAATTGGAAAAATGGTAAAAGTATACCAAATACACAAAATCTTAAAAAAATAGCTGATTACTTTGGAGTTACGGTTGACTATTTAATGACAGGAGAAGATAAGACGGAAACAAAAAATGACTTCTCAGAATTAGAGGGAGCCTATTTTAGCTTAGCTAAGGAAGCTCAGGAAAGCGGTATCGATCCTGATGATATAAGAAAAATAATTGAAATAGTTAGGTCTGTGCGTGATAAAAAGGGGGAGTAATATTGTCAAGTTACCTTACGAAAGCGGATTTATATAATTATATTGACTTGGTACGTATGAAAAACAATATTCACTTCTCTGTTTATCCTTTAAATGTAATAAAAGATTGCCTACAAATCGGAATTGAGGTTAAAAAAGAATCATTTTCTACAAAAGGTCTACGTGGTATAGCTATTAAGGGGTCAGGGAAAGAAAAAGACATAATCGTTTTAAATCCAATAAGAAATCCTGAGGAGCAAAATTTCGATTGCGGGCATGAATGTGTTCATTTATTCAAGCATCGAAATGAAAAGGTTACTTCTTTTCATTGTTTTGAAACAGTTTTACCACAGCAAAATAGTTTTTTAGAATGGCAGGCAAATGAGGGTTCTGCAGAATTGCTGGTACCGTATAAATTTTTTATACCAATGTTTTGTAAATATAGAGGGTATTGTAAAAATGCTACGGACTATATGGCGTTCAAAAATAAGTTGGCTGAAATCTTTAAAGTGCCCGTTGCTGTTATTACTCTAAGGATAGAAAATCTTAAATACGAAATATATCAATACGAAAATGGTATAAGCTTAGATAACATAGAAATAAAATCTAATACACAATTAAAAAGAGAACGTATAAATATTGTATCTTACAATGCTATATATGATTTTGTAGGCATTTAACCCGTACATAGAAAAAATCCTCTCCTGCTACCGACAAGAGAGGAAATAAATACAGCGGTTAGGCTATATTTTCCATGACAAGAAAATTATAACACACTGGCCGCTTTTATTTCAATACAAAAAAAATAAAGGAGGTCTTATTTATATGCCTGTTTATAAGGACGATACTCGAGGCACATGGTATACAAGTTTTTATTATACTGACTGGCAAGGTAAAAGGAAGAAAAAGAAAAAAGAGGGATTTGCAAAAAAGAAGGACGCGCAAAAGTTTGAGCGTCAGTTTATAAGTCAACAAAAAGGTTCTTGCGATATGCTTTTTAAAGATATGGTTGCTCTTTATCTCGCTGACAAAAAGGTAAAGTTAAAAATAACAACCTACCTTGATAAGGAGTTTATTTTTTTAAATCGTCTTAATCCTGTTTTTGGCGACCGTCAGGTTAGCTCTATTACTTCAAACGATGTTAGATTATGGCATAATAGTTTACTTGAAAATAATAGCTATAAGCCTACATATTTAAGAAAACTAAATGCGCAGCTTTCAGCACTATTTAATTTTGCAGTTAAATATTATGGCCTACATCAAAACCCTGTTGCTCTGTGTGAGAATATCGGAAAGGGTACAGCTAATATAATGCAATTCTGGACCGTGGAAGACTTTAAGAAGTTTATGGCCTGTTTAAGAGATGACAAAGCGCTTAAAATTGCATTTGAAATACTGTTTTGGACTGGCCTGAGATGCGGTGAATTAATGGCCCTCACATGGTCTGATGTTGATATGTCAGGACACAAAATAAGTATAAATAAAACTCTGGCTCGCATTAAGGGCAAAGACGTTATACAAAGTCCAAAAACGCCAAAAAGTAATCGTCTTATTGGTATTCCGGAATTTTTATGTAATGATATGCTTAATTACAAAAAAAGCTTATACTGTATTACATCTGCGGATAGGGTTTGTACTGTAAGCAAATATGCTATGTATAGAGCTATAGCGTCTACAAGTAAGATTGCCGGCATTAAACCAATAAGGATACATGACTTACGACATTCGCATGCCTCCCTTCTCATTGAATTAGGTTTTTCGCCTTTAGCTATTTCTGAAAGATTAGGGCATGAGAAGATACAAACCACACTTGAAATATATGGTCATTTATATCCAAATAAGCAAGAAGAAATTGTTCAAAAATTGCAAAACCTCGGTAAATAGTACGATTTTAGTACACACAAACAAAAACAAGCCCCAGAACCATTGGTTTTGGGGCATTTCTTGTAAATTACAATTACTTAAGTGTTACCGATAGAATGTTTAACCTATTGATTTTCATTGATTTTCATTGATTTTATTAAACAGATTATTTGTATTTTGACGTTTAAAAAGGCGTTTAAAAAAATAATAGTACGGTTTTAGTACGCTTATTTATAACGGTCAGTGTGTTAGGGGGCCTCTTTATTTGGCCCTAAAATTATTTAAAAATATTTCCATTATTCTCTTGACATAGCACCGTATCGGTACTATAATGTATTTAGAAGTTAAGAGAGAGCAAACTAGATAATAAAAGGAGCGATAAAAAATGAAAACAATTAAAGAAGTCGAAAATGACGTATTAGGTATGGAAATTACAGAAAGCACAGCAGAGAAAAAAATTATTAGCGCTTTTAAAGGCTATAAATATTACGGAGAAACAGAAGCATATGTAAAGAAAAGTGCCAATGGAGATTGGGATTATGAAGCCTCTATAAACGAAGCAGGCGCCCCATCCTTATTTATAAGGGCTGAAAATGGTGTAATAACAGACACCTGTGTAGATTATCCTTGCGACTACGAAGAAAACAAAGAGGGGGCAGACATCGGAGAATTAGCTAATAATCTAAAAAATTTTATCGACAAAAAGTATACAGGGGATGAAACACAACTTTTATATTTTGACAACGATATTATAAATCAAGACGGCATGCAAGAAACCGACTCTATTTTTGGATATTCCCTGTATGAGATGCTTAACCCGAGTCCATATTGGGATGGCTTTGGATACATGGTCAATTCCGACGAAGGCGTTAATGTATATTTTTCCAATATAAAAGTTGATAATAAAATTATTGACTTTGAAAATAAGGAAGATGTAGCTTTCTTAGAAAATGCTGATGTAGACGATATTTATGTTACTATTAGTAAAACAGAAACCTTTTAAGATATTTGTAAGCTGTCCTATCGGCTACGGGGAGAAAGGGAGGCGGTAATTTGACTATTAAAGAGCTTAGAGCCTTAACCGGCCTGAGCCAAGCAAAGTTTGGCGAAAAATATAAAATACCTCGCCGGACTATACAAAATTGGGAAGCAGATGTTAATACACCACCCCAATACGTTGTCGACTTGCTTGAAAGAGCAGTAAAAGAAGATACAAAATAAAGGGCTTTTAGCTCTTTATTTTTTTTTAAATATTTCTAATAGTCTATTGACATAGCACCGATACGGTGCTATAATGTATTTAGAAGTTAAGAGAGAGGTAAACAACAAAGGAGAGATTAAAATGACAAATATTAAAACTTTTGATGATGCTGTAAAAATAATGAAAGATTTCGGATTTGAATATGATACAGATAACAACGGAGAATTTACAATGTATCTTGAACTTAAATATAAAGATTTTAAAAATGATGATTTCCAAAGTGCTATTGGTCATGGACGTGTAGCAATAACAGATAAAAAATATAATGCAAATAACAAAACTATAACTTTTAAAGCTCATATATGGGGAATACGAACTTTTATAGGAGAAGAACACTTTAATAAACTTTTGAGCAAAGGTCTTACCGGAGAGCAGGCTCTTGCAAAGATGATGCAAACTGTCCCTGTAAAAGAAACAGATATTTTAAGAATAAACAGAGCAAAAGCAGTTGAACTTCTTAAAGCTTTTAAAGCAAATATGTAATAAAGAAGGCCACAATTAAGCGGCCTTTTTCTTTATCTATTCATTTTGTCAAACAACCTTTTAAGGAATACAACCATTTGCTCTCTTGTAGTAAAATTCTTGTACTGTTTATTGCCTTTTTCGTCACCGGCAATAATGCCGTTACTTTCGGCCCATTCTCTGGCCTCTTTTGACCAGTCAGCCGGTTCCTCAGTTTTTAAACTTGATAAATAATTATTCATCATTTCATTGAATTGCGCTTGCGTCATCATATCGTCGTCATCCTCTTTTTCTTCAAAATCTTTATAGCAAATATCTAAATCAAAATTTCCATTGCTGCCGGATATATTCCCCTTTTCTGTATACTGCCACATTGTATCTTTTATACTGTCTGCGTTTCCCCATTGTGCGTTCCAAAAATAGCAGTTAAATGCGGACCTGTTTATAACCCTTGTAAGAACGCTCTTACTTGCGTATATTCCGCATTTTAGCCCCTGCGACTGTATGTAATCCACAAATGTCTTGCAAAGTTTATTTATCAGAGACTTATCAGAATACAGGCTTATTCCATTTTTGCTTTTATACTCGTCTGCATCTTCCATGTCAAACCATACAGGCATGTCCAATTGTTTATCTTTAACAAGGCTATAAACGTATTTAGCCTCTTTTAGTGCGTCGTTTGCACATAAAGCATAGCTGTAATGATAAACGCCGACTTTAAGACCGGCCGCTTTTGCCTTTTTGTAATTTTCTTCAAACTTGTTATCTGCTGTATCTGTACCGTATGAGCTTCTTATAATAACAAACTTAAGCCCTGCCGCCTTAGCGGCGGCAAAGTCTACGGTACCATTGTGTTTACTTACATCAAAACCTTTATACATTTGTATCACCTTCAGTTATTTGTGTCATTTGTTCCCAAAACCGTACTGTTTTCTTCCTTTTTCGTATCAATTGTTCCCGAAACCGTATCGTTTGTGCTTTTTACGGTATCAACTGCGGCAGTAATCTTTTCAACTGTCTCTTTGATTTTATCAATAACAGCATTTATTTCAGCTGTGCTTCCGGTGCCTGCGGCGTCAATTTTAGCCTCAGCTCTTATATATGTAATAAGTGATACTGCCGAAATAACGGCACCGGATATTGTCTGTATAGTGCTGCTGTCTGCTCCCAAAGCTGTAGCAATACCAACCGCTACACCGGCTATGCAAGCCCATAACTTTCTTGATGATAACTTCTTAATAATTGTACTCATATAAAATTCCTCCTTAGCAATCAATGTTTTGTTGACTTATTTTTGTTTGTGCTATCTTGGGGTAGGCTAAAAATCGTATTGATATCAAATCCCATAAATAATCACTCCTAACAATCAATATTTAATTTACTGCTTTTATACTTGTATCTGGTTACCGTCTTTCTTCCTCGTCCCTGATTTCTTCTCTTAACTCGTCAAGTCTGCGGTCTGCCTGCTTCGCTGATGCCTCAACCGCCACCATTCTGTCTTGAAGCTGATTGTGTTTGTCCATTTTCTTCTCAAGATATTTAAGCCTTGTACTGAAATTGCCATAAACACAGCCAAAAGAAACGGCATAAATGATTATCTGTATCCAAAATTGTATACTAAATTCCAAGTCCTCACCTTCTTATAAAAATACCCCTGCCATTCGGCAAGAGTATATATTATTCTGCTGTTGTATAATCTGTACCGGTTATGTCTTTATATTCTGCTGATGTAAGGCTGCCGCTTAAAACAAATCTTGAAACATCATCTGTGCTGTATATTCCTCTTTCGTAAAACCTTTTAACTATTTTGTACATTATATATTCCTCCCTTAACTCTGCTGGTCTAAAAGTATCTGTGCCAAAACTTCATCGTGTTCGTTTTGCTTAATAATAATATTTTGCTGATTTAAAAGCGCTTCCGCCTGAAAAAGTTCATCGTCTGTTGGCTCTTTCACAGTATCTGTTACATCTTCCCAAGTACCGTTATTATATTTTTTGCCGAGAAGCGATGCATCATAGCTGTCAATCTGTATCATAGTATCCTTAGTTATTTCATTTGGTGTTTCAAGGACACTTGAACAAATATTATTGCTGTTTATTTCTGCATAAAACATTATTTTCACACTCCTTAATAATATTCAACAACTTCAAAACCAACAACTGTACTGTTTGCATTGTTACTATTTCTATAGGCTGTAATAGTTGTTGAATTTGTAAGTTCAACTCTTGCAAATTGGTCCGCATACTCTGGAACAACATTTCCCAAATAAGATATAACCGATTTGCTTGTATCTACAGAAGAAATAGTCGCTGTAGCTGAATACACTCCAGCAAGACTTATTGTACCTCTTTGTATGCTCTTAATCACACTTATCTCCCCTCCTGTTAAAAGCGATTGAACCTGTGCTGCCACATTGTCGCCAGTAATTACAGGCTGCCATTCTCCCCATTTTGTACTATATACTCTCACGGCTATAAGGTTACTGTAACTATGTGCCACCTGTACTCGACGTGTACTCGCTGACTGCACGCTGTAAAAATATTGTGTAACGAACACAAATGTATCATTAGGCATTAATGCATGAAGCTCTGGATTAACTGTGCTTGTAATAGCCGCAACTACAAGCTCATATGTTGTTGTATCCAAATTTGTATTTCCTCCAGGATCATATGCTGCAACTTTGCGAAAAGCTCCTAAATTATCTCTTGCTGCATTGGCTGCATTTGCTCCGGTACCTCCATTTTTCACCGGGATTACGTCTACATCCGTATAAACTTTCTGCCAACTGCTCCAAGTCCCGGTATTGCCATCGTAGTTTCGTGTAGCCATTATGTTATTTAGGTAACCATGTGCCAATTGCATTCTGCTTCGGCTTGAGTCTGTTGCCAAATAAAAAATTTGTATTATATAAGCATAGCTTCCTCCAAGCAAAGCATATAGTTCAGCATGATTTGTAGAAGAAAGAGAAACAAGCATAACACCGTCTGTAGAAGTATCCGCATAATCCACTGCTGTACTTGCTGCAGTTAATTTGCTTAAACCCAAAAGGTTTGCAAGCCCGTCTTTAGCCGTATTTGCCTCTGTTCCACCGCTTTTCACTGGAAGTACGCTATTATCTGCCGCCAATTTAGTAAGTACATTTGCACCTGTAAAATCACTTGCCGGAAGCGCTGCGTCTGCTTTACCAGCATTGGCTTTCATTTGTGTGTCTATTATGTCGGCATTGTTGTTGAAGTCATCTACATCATAAAAATCATCCTGAGCCGGTTTCTTTAAATTGTAATTCGTTGTATTTGTTGCCATTTACATTGCCTCCTCTCTTAACTGCTGATGTGTATAAGCCGCCATCTCCACATGTGTCATTCCTGTAAATGTCTGGTGCTGATTGTACATAATGACAACCGATAAATATAAATCAAGCGGCAGGATTTCGTCCAGCCGCTCATTTACTGTGCTTCTCATTTTTTTGTTTATCAATGCCAGCTTAACAGTGCATGTTTGGTCGGCTATGCTTAAGTCGTAGCTGTAGCCGTCTTCTCCGCATAGGCTTGTAAGTATCTCGTTTACCCTCTTTTCAGTAAATGGAAGATGAGCATTATACTTTGTAAGTATTGCAAATTTACGCTCATCCAGTGTATCCGTATCCTTAGGTGTTATTTTAACAATGGCCTCATACCGTTTTACACCGGCTTTATCGGCAGTCTTTACAAACTGTTCCGCCATAACTGTGTCAACGGCTTGTGACACATTTTCAAGTGCCGGATTTTCGGCCGCCGCCAAAGAGATAAACTCACGCACATTTTTAAGAACATCAGGAATATAGTTTTCAATTTCCATTTACAGTCCCCCTAACGGGTATGTTGTTTGTATCGATAACAAGATTGCCTGCGGCATCGTTTATTTTAAGGTTTTCTATGTCCGTAATGCCTTCAAACTCGATTAATCGGCTTTCAATCTGGCTTAGTCTTACAACAATAGTGCTGTCTTCCCATGTCTTGTTAAGCTCTAAAAAATAAGCATCAAGTATGCTTTCTATATAGCTTTTGGCATCGTCAGCGCTCCAGCCGGAGGCATATGTAATGTCACACGTGATGTTTATGGCTGTGCTTCCAGCGGCTGTTACCGTTACTCTGTGGCCGAACGGCGCTATGCCGTAGCCTTCGCCGCTGTTTACTACCGGGTCGATAGCTGTCTGCACCGTATTAACAAGAGTTGAGGACGGAACACCGTAATCGCTTGATATAATTACAATGCTTACATTGCCGCCGCCCTCTGCTGCTCTGTAGGCTTTGCAGCCCCCGACGCCGTCAATGGCATCTATTTTTTCTTTGTAGTCTGACCTATTGCCGCCAAATGACTGATTGCCGAAGCTGTTAAAATACCGTGTGCGTAAGTCGTCGTCTGTTTCTTCATCTTCTCCGGGCACAAGTATTTCCGTAAGCTCGGCACTTGTCAGACCCTGCACATAATCTATAGGTACGAGGGTTCCTGTATAGCCGTTCGGCTCGTTTCCTGAGGTCTCACAGGCCAGTTTGTAGCTGTGGTCCGCATCGCTTATAAGCTCCGTGACTGTGTAGTTATAACTGTCAAGATTAAACCTGTTTCCTATAGGAACAGCGGTGTTAAATATACCTTTCACTACGGCATATGTTGCCGCTTCACGTTCAAGACCCCTTTCAGCAACACGCTTGTCAAGATAATCACCTGTCATGGTGTCCGCAAAAGTCTCATTTAAGATTGTATCAAGACTTGTGTACATCTGCGCAAGCTCTATGGCAGCAGGTGCAATAGCGTCATATATAACACTGCCTTCCCTTTTATCCACACTGCTGGATACCTTTGCAAGCATCTGATTTAATATGTAATCGTATGTATAGATTTCAAACATTTACACTCACCCCGCTTTCAAACGCTCCGTAATCACAGGTCACCGTAAATGTAACGCTTAACGTGTTTCTTCCTGTTTTCTCAAATGAAAAGTCAGATACATCGCTTATACGGTAATCCTGAGTAAGAGCTTCTTTTATACGCCGTTTTAATTCAGATTTGACATAGTTTATAGGCTTGCCAAAAAGGTCCTTAAGCTCTATGCCGTAATTCCATGAAAAAATAAGCCAGTCATATCTTTCTGTATTAAGCATAAGATAGACGGCTTGTTTTACGGCTTCTATTGTGTCTTTTTTGCCTGCTATAAAGTCTTTGCTTATATTAAGTCCGTATGTTTTTGAAGGCTTTGCGGTTACTGTAATATTTGTTGTTGATAATCCTTCAGGTATCATTCACTCACCGCCCTGTCTAAAATTAAATATTTCTGACCTCCGGCCAGCCGCATAAGTATGACCTTGTCACCGGCTTTAAGTGCATTGTAAACCGTAATCTCGTGTTTTACAGCCGGCTGCTTAAATGACATCTTTGACTCACTGCTTTCTGATGTTTCCTGCATATTAAATGTAGTAAATATCTGTTTTATGGCAGGATTATCAAAGCTTATTTTCGTTTTGTAGTCTGTCAAATACTGCGGTATTATAAGCTGTTTTTCGCCTAAGGTAAGTTTTTGGTCAATAAAAATCTTAAGCGGCGAAACGCTTTTAACAGTTCCAAATACAATACTTACAGGCTTTGAGTTATTGACCGCGTTTACTGCTACATTTTGTATTACTTTTACTAAATCAGTACTGTTAAGCAAGATACTCACCGCCTGACAGCTCTAAATCCATTGTGTGCTCAGACTGTTTAAAAGTATGGGTACACTTTTCAACAATAAGCCAGTTATTTGTAAGAATGTCACCAAAGTTTAAAAACACAGGCACTTGGCTTCCCGCTCTCACTCTTAAATCACCAAATACACCGCTTACTGAAATAGAACGTGTTTTGTTGTTATATAATTCCAGTATCATGTCAGCCACATTTTGCCCGTTTGAGATGTCGTTTATCTTGTCAAAATACTGCAGAACGCCCCATCGTTTAATCGACTCGTCACATTGCTTTGGAAAAATCTTCATTTCATGTGTACTGCTGTCCTGATAAAGAAGCTTGACTTTGTTGTAGGTCTGACTGTCTATTGAAGTCTCATAATTAAAGTCCTGCGCCGTCTGTTCCTCAATTTTAACAGGTACTTTCATGTTTCCTATGTTCTTTAAAGCAAGCTTCCCGAAATCATCATAAAGCACATACATCTTTTTTGTATTCTGCATTGTCACTTCAAGAGCGTTTTTCATCATGTCAAAAAGAGTAGTATTATCCTCAACGCGGCTGGCTATTATGTAGCCTGTGTCATCAACATCGCCTGTAAATAAGCTGAAATCTTTGGCAATCCGCTTTAAAAGCCAAGAAGCCGTCTTGTTTTCATACTGGTATGTGTCTTTGTTTTTAAAGTACCTAAGCTGGTCATATGCCGTTACCGAAATAAGCCCGTCTTTGCTCCTCGATTTTTTAAACACAAAACCTAAAAAAACAGGTTTGCCGTCAACTCTGAACTCCACCCTGTTTCCTTCCTGAAAGTCTATAATATTATCTTTTATTACTGAAAATTCAAGCTGTCCCGGCGTTCCTTCTCTGCCTGTGGTCCACTTTATTCCTTCTTCAACAACGGGCTCGTAAACTTTGTTTTTCTGCGGATTTTCAATTGTTAGACTAATATCCATAAAAATCACCTCACAAAGCCGGAATAATTATTTTCTGCCCTACTGATATCCTGTTCGGATTTGCTATTGAGTTGGCTTTGGCTATATCCGCGTATTTGCTTCCGTCGTCGTAAAATTTCTTTGCCAAAACCCACAGTGTATCACCGGATTTTACTGTGTAGCTTTTATCTTCCTGAGGCTCCGGCGAGTTATCAGTCTCGCGCTGTTTTTCAATTGTTGCCGTGCCGTCATCTGCTATGTTTACCACTGAAGTTTTAATGTCGTTATACTCCTTTAATGTAATGCTGACCGTTATATCAAAACCGTCGCCTGCCTGTTCTTTAATCGTGTAGTCTTCGAGGCTTACCCTGATATTTGTGTCATAAAGCCCGGTGCCGTCCGGCATTTCTCTGTTTACTATAAACCTGAAAGGCTTTTTGTCATTTTTAAGTTTCTTTAATTTGTCAAGATAGTATTTTTGATTTTTCAAGTCTCCGTTATAGTTGGCAAACGGGTATTTTACCGCCGGAATACGCATGTCAAAACTTAGCTCTGAAAGCCCCGGAGCTTTAATGAAGTTAAACTCACTTTCATTAATTAAAGTCACAGTGCTGTTTTGGTTTTTAATCTTAATTTGTAAACTTTCCGGTGCAACAGGAAGCAGTAAATCACCTAAATAAAACTCATACATTTATCATCCCTCCGCCATAACCGCCATGGCCTCACTTGTTTTTCTTGCCAAATGGTCGACAACTCCGTCAATGTCCATGCCGTTTTTAACTGTGTTGTTCATGCCTGACATATCAACATTAATAGTCGGCGTTACATAACGCATAACGATGTCACGCTCGGCCATTTTACGTAAGTATTTCATGTTGTCGTCATCGGTCTTCATGCTGCTGGCCATACTTCCGGTGTTGGCCGCCGTCTGCGCCGCATAGTTTGTACCCGCATCACTGCCGCCGTTTACACCCAAGTTCGGAATATCTGGCATATTAGGCATAGCGGGCATCTCAGGAATAACAAAGTTGTTTTTGCCAAACAAGCCCTTTGCTTTGTCTTCTATACCTTTGCCGAAATTGTTCCCGGCTTTATAAGCCTTGCTATAGCTTACTCCTTTAAATAAAACAGGCGCCCTTCTGTCTATAGTAATCGCATTCTTATTCTTTCCCCACTTGAGCACATTGCTTTGAAGTGCTGAAAGACCGGCAGTCCAATTTGTTTTAAATATGGCATCAATAATTGTAGTAACGACTTTTCCAAGAGATAGGAACCATGAAATAATCTGGCCTATAAGATTTTTAACGGCATCTCCAAAACTGTTAAATCCGCCGTTAGCGGCATTGAGAACAAACTCTATAATGCTGATAAAAGGTTCAATAAACGTCCATATAACCTGTATCATGGCATTTACTACACCGGCGGCAATATTAAGAATAAAAGCACCGGCTGTTGCTATGACTCCGCATATAACGCCTGTGGCACTTATTGACGTACCCTTTACCTTGTTTATAATTGCTATTACTATGTAAATGGCTGCAATAACAGCGATAATAGATACTATTATCCATGTGATAGGGCAGGCTAAAAGTGTTTGATTAAATATCATTTGTGCTTTTGTCATTCCAGTTGTTTTCAAAGTTTCTTCAGTAATAGCAGCGCCATGTGCTACTGACGCGAGTGTTGAGGCAATCTTAACCGCTTTGCTTATACCCTCGACAATAATGTTCGCCAAGACAGCTGCCTTATATAGCCCTAATATTGTTACAACAGTTAGGATTACAGGCCCGATTATCGACCAGTTATCGCTTATAAACTTTGCCGCGGTTGCTGAAATATTTATAATACCCGAAATTGCATAAGTAATAAAACTGAAAGCCCCTGCAAGCTGTAAAATAACCTGTTTTGCGGTACCCATGTTGGCACTTATAGTATTAAAGAACTGAAGCACTGCCGGATAAACTTTGCCGCCGACCGTTTCCCTTATATCGCCCCAAGCGTTTGAAATCTGCTTAATTGCACCTGCCGGCGTCTGTGCCATGACCTGATTCATATTTCCTACATTGTCAGTTATTACCTGCGCCAAGACAGCCGCTCTCTGTTCCTCGTTGCCATATTTAAGAGCTTTTTCTTGCGCATCGTTAAATGTAATGCCAACTCTTGCAAGTGTTGTGGTCTGCCCCTGCATAGCTTTTCCCATCATATTGCCTATGCTTACAACGTTTTGTGCTGTAACGTCAACTCCGTTTTGCTGTACCGCAAGATTATTCATAGCCGGTATCAAAGTCTTTAGTGACTTGTCGGAGTTTAAGAATGTGGCAAGCTGCTGTGCTCCTGCCATCTGCACTTCATCACCGACAACGCCTATTTTCTGCTGTGCAGCCGTGAGATTCTTAACTGACTGCACCATGCTGTCAGTAGCGCCCATTCTCTGACGCATTATAGTTGTAAGTTTTGTTTCTGCTTCTATCTGCGTGTTTTCGGCTTGTACAGAGCCGCTGAAAAAGCCTATAGTCTTTTTAATCCCCTGTAAGCCGAGATATACTCCGGCTATGCCTTTAATTTTGTTAAGCAGCCCTGCCGCCGGTGAGACTCCGCCGCTGAAATCTCTGTTAAGGCTTCTCTGCGCTTGGTCTGCCTGTGATATGTCGTTTCTTATGCCTTCAATTGCAATATCAACCTGTGCAAGTGACTCGCGTGCGGTATTTAATGAAGCAAGGTTTACAGTTCTTCCTGACGCTCTCTCTACATTCTCAAAACTGCTTACTACATGATTAAGAGCCGTAACCATGTTTGAAATAACCGGTGTCACCCTGTCCTGAAGCTGTATTGCTGTATATATGGTTGCCATTTGTTTTGCCCCCCCCTTTCTAAATTTTCGTACTAAAAAAGCACTCACGTTAAGTGAATGCTTTGCTCTTATAATTCTATTCTTCCGGTAGGCGGTTCTTTCTTCGGCATTTTTTCTTTTAAGGCCCTATAAAGGCTCGATGCCTCATTTCTATTTGAAAAATTGTCGCGTAAAAGAAGATTCTTTTCCTCTCCGCTTGATGATTTATAGGTTATTAGCAAGTTCCCGGTAGTATCAACTTCTGTCTTAGTTTTAGGAGCAGAGCCAACTATAGCGCCGGGCACTCCGAATAATGCGCCACCAACAAGTCCTTTAGTTAGACTGCTTTTGCTTTGAGTAAAAGTTTCTATGTCGTTACTGTATTGGATATCAATTATATTAGATACTTTGAGAATCATTTCTGTGTCTTGCATTTTTTTTGTTTTACATTTAATACGGATTTGGTCGTCAATTAAATATACCTGCCATGTGAATCTCTCATAGCCCTCAATATTTTTAATAACAAATCCACCATGTCCGCCAAATTCTAATCCGCCATCTTTAGTTTTTTTCGGTCCAAACAGTCCCATATTATCACCCCTGAAAATAAATTCTTTTTAAATTGTTTTTATTATACATCACAAATTATAAAAAATCTACTTTCCTTGGCGTTCTATCTCTTTTACTTTCTCTTCGTCATCTTTGTTTTTTATATCTATTGCAGCAGCTATGAAGGCCTGTTCTTCTCTGTCCATGCTTAAAAATCTTGAGGGCGGCCAGTGAAATTTATGCAAGCAGTAATATGCATAATTAGACTCAAGGTCGCCCTCCATTATTAGTTTTTTGCTTCTTCGACTTTATCATCAAATGTTACATCAAAGCCGTCTAACTTTTGAATTTCAGAAGTTAAATTCTGATATTCTCCCGGAGAAAGCATCTCTTTAATAAGCTCCTCCGCACACATTACGCCGTAACTGTCCTGAAGCTCTTTATCATTAAGATTAGGATAAACAACACTTGCAGTCACAAGTTTTCCAAGATAAGTATCCACGTCAAGCTCCGGTGCTTTCACTGCTTTTTTACCGGCGATAGGCACCATCTTAGTACACGTTTCTCTTATTCCCTCATCACGTTTAGCTGACAGCGGACGTATCTCCCACTTGATAGTTTTTCCTTTTTCATCCGCAAAGCTGTCTGATACAGCTAAAAACAGATGTTCCTTTTTCTTTTTGTTTGACTTTAAAAATGCACTTAAATTTTCCATATCTTAGCCCCCTATTATTCCATTCCTGTAAGTTCGTTAAATTCTTCCGGCATCTCCCAATCCTCAAATGTGAAGTCCATGTCCTCATCAAGAGTATCGCTTCCGGTATCAATTTTGGCAAGTATCCCGCCGTCAAAATTACAGTCTTTCAAAATAACTGTCTGCCTTCCTGCACTGCTTGTCGGATCCTCGTTTATTATCATCATGTCAAAATACATGTCTTTTCCGCTTTCTTTAAACTTATAAAGATACCTTCTAAGTATAGACTGGTTATAATGAAATGTGGCACTTCCGGTGCCCTTCCAGCCGGTTGCTTTGTTTCCTTTGCCTGTTTTGCCGAGTATGGCAACCTCAGTCTTGTTTTTCTCCATTTTGGCTTCGACCTTGGTTGCCTGCATAAAGTTATAGCGGTTGTCGTCTATTGTTATATAACACTCAGCCAAACTGCCTGATACAGTGTCTTTTGCATTTAATATTTTAGGCATTTATTATTCCTCCTCACTGAACAATTACTGTCATATAGAGCTTACTCATTGCGCATACAGGCGTTACCGGATTAGTAACGACAACGCTCTTTTTGTCACTGCCGGCTTCCACGGTAACGTCTTTAGACTCGAAGTCCTCTATAGCCTGCAAGTCCTGTAACTCTTTGTTGTAAGTTACAATCTCATTCCATAACGAAAGCCTCCCTGCCGCGTTATTCTGCACTTTGCCTAAATATGTCGTATTGAAAAGCACTGCAATGTCGTTGCCTATCTGGTCAAGCACACGAATTACCTGATTTGATGAAAAATCAGCGCTCTTATCAACGGTAGCTGATACAAAACTGTTTATATCATCAAGTACATGTACCTCATCGCCTACTTTATGGAATACAAGGTATCCGGCCTTAAGCATTGTTTCAAGCTGGCTTTGTTTGAAGTCTGTATTAACCGTAAATTCACCGTCATAGGTCTTGTTTGTATTGCTCTTGTTTACAGCACATGACGCCTCAGCGCCTGTAAGCCAGTATACAAGAGAGCTTTCATCCCAGCCGTCATCTGTAACAGCGTTTTTAAGATTGATAATGCCTTCATAATCGGCAGCATCGTTGTAAAGCACTGTCTGGAATTTAACACCCATTTCATCACGCAGACGTTTTGTATAAGCCACAAATAGGCTCTTTACGGTATCATCGGTGCTTAGGCACCCAAGAGTATTAAAGCTGTAGCTTTCAAGCTTATCCAAAAATGCCTGATAACTGTCCCCTGTAACTTCTCCGTTTGTGCCTCCTGTCATAGGTGCTGCGGCCGTTGCTGCAAGTGTGGCCGTTTTATCAAATACAACAAAGTCATTGTCAGCAAGCTCCGAAGCTGCTGAAACGGTCTGTGTATCAACGGCTGTGCCGTCAAAATAAGTTGTTACATCAAACTTGCTTGTATCATCTACATTTGCGGCAATCGCAATCTTTATGTCATTGCCTCTTATACCGCTGTACTTAGCTGTTCCAAAAGTATTTGACGCTTTGTCTCCGCTGTTAAGCCTATAGCAGTAAAGAGTTTTGGCATTTATAAATAAATCCCTAAGCCCTTTCAGCTTATCTGATGTATAGCTGTATCCAAAAATAATCTTGCTGTCTGACTGGAAATCCCCGCTTTCAACTGTGAATATCTCACCGTCAACGCCCCAGTCAAGATCAAGTGCTAAAGCGCAGTAACCTCTGTCGCTTATGCTCGCATTGGCGCTTGATGCACTTACAAAGTTTATGTAACTGCCCGGAAGCACCTTGTTTTGTGTTAAAAATGTTCCTCCGCCAAGCATTTATTTCACCCCCGCTTTTTTAAAGTTCTTCTTTTTAAAATTTTCTATCGCCTTATCTATTTCATCAAAAGTGTATGCCCTGCCGTCGTCAAGAACTGCATTAAGCAGGTCCGCGCTTTCGGTATACTTTTTTGATTTTAGTATCTGGCTTTTTACAAATACCTGTTCCTTTTTGATTGAAACAGTATCATTTTTTGACTTTGCCAATATAGTTTACCTCCTCCATATACTCATCATCGTTCTTTACATATCCGGTTATGCTGTAGTCCACAAAGAAATGAAGCACGTAATCGGTGGTTTGGCTGTGCATGCCTGTACCTCTCAGATATCCGTCATCAACCTGTATGTACTCAAGCAGACTGTAAAGTTCTTCCGCAACTGCTTCGCTTTGTTCCTTATCGCGGTGCTGCGGAAAGAACCTCACATCAAAACTGTACTGCCTTTGAAAATGTGTTCCCAATCCCTGAGTATGTATCTGTGTCAAAAGAATAATAAAAAAACAAGGCTCTTTAAAACCTTGTTCTATATCCTCTGTGCGTATTTCGTATTCATTTTGACTGTAAACCGTTCTAATCGCATTGGCTATGGCCGTTTTTATCTTTTCAATCATTTAAACGCCTCCACAAGAAATTGCTGTAACTTCTTTTCGATTATCTTAGGCGCATCGGCCTCAAGCTCTTTTGTGGATACGGTGAGCATAAATTTTCCTTTTACCCAGCCTTTATGACTTGGCGTTCTATGGCCATATTCAACGTATTCAGCATACTCAACGGGATTAATAATTTCTATTGTATATGTATTTCCGTTTTTATTTACTTCTCCTACCTGCCAATTGCGTTTAAGTTCACCCGTTTTTGTCGGCGTTATTGATTTTACTTTTCTTAAAAGCCTTGCGGCAAGCTCTTTTACAGCACTTTCGGAAAACTCATCCATTTTCTGTGAATCCAAATTTTGAAGTTTATCCCTGAAAGCCTTAAGCTGTGATATGTCCACACTTACACTCATGCTCTCTCCACCTCACTTACGAGGTTTATTTCTTGATGGCTTTTGTACTTTGCCGGTATACCTGAGGATACAAAAACGGCACCGTCTGACGTAACAATCTTGCTTCCTGCCGGTATATCATACTCAGGAGAACAAAACAGCTTTATTGACTGACTTACGTTGTCGGTGCTGTCTGTCTGTGTGCCGTTTGGGCTGCTTTCAATGCTTATGTGACATGGTATCGAGTCATATAAAACCGTCTCCGTTGTATTGTTTATAACCCCTTCGGCGGTTGTATATCCTATAACCTGAACAGTGTTACTATGCAAGCCTTCTATATGCTTTTTCATAAGATTATACGGTATATTCATGCTTACCACCCGGCCTTCCTGTACCTGTCAAGCTGACCGGTATAGTTCTTCAAAAACGCCATACCCGGATTATCAGAAACAGCAGAGGCGGAACCAAAGGAAACACTTACATCTCCCTCAGTTATGCCTTTTACACTGCCTTCCGCCTGCTCCTGCCCTAACTGGTCGGCACGGTACATGTCAATGCACATGCTGTACATCGTATTGTAAAGGCCTTCAGGGACTTCACTTATCCGGCAGTAATTGCATATCATTCCCGATATTTTATCAATTGTAAACTCGATTAAAGCATCTTTATCGGTATCCGAAATGCCGAGAAGCGTTTTAAGCTTTTGAACCTGTTCCGTCAGTGCCATTATCCTCACCGCCTGACTTTGCGGCTTTCTTAGCCTTTTTGTCTGGTTCAACTACCTTATAACCTTTGCTTATATAAAACTGCAGCTTATTATTATCAATATTTCTGCTTATATTTCCTTTCGCTACCAACATTATTATCACCCCTTATACAGTTGACTTATGCATATAAATACCTTTTGCCTTGTTCTGGTAAACAAAGCAGTCGTGGTAAAGCCTGAACTGGAAAAGCCAAGCGTCAAGCTTCTGGTTTTCATCAGGTGTAAATACCTTAGGCAAAGCAAACTTCTTTACCTGAAGCACTGCCTCAGGATATATAATCATAAAGTTTATGTTTTTTGCTTCGGCACCCTTTGCATAGCCCCATGCCGATGAACCATCGTTAAGTGTTATTGCAGTATAAAATCTTGTCTTTGGTACATATATGATAGGCATACCGTTATACCCTGCAAGAACTGTGCTTACTGTACCGTCGGAGCCCCACTGTCTGGTTAATGCACCATTTAATATAGGCTTTAAGTCACTGTTTACATAAAGCTTTCTGCCTTCCTGAGGTGCCTCTGCGGCATCCATTTCTTTTACTGCTTCATCTATAGCCGCAAGCACTGTATCTTTTGTAAGAACTGCCGCATCTGTGGTTAAAATGTCCTCTGTTCCGGCGTATTTTGCGAAACGATAAGCATCAAGCTCAGGCACTACCCAGTTTCTCATAAAGTTGCCTGTAACTTTGCCGAAAGCTGTACCCAGTGTTTCTTCATCGTCCATTCTGTCAACAGAAATTTCTTTTCCTCTTTCCTCATTAAGCTTCATTGTTTCCCAGCCGACAGTTACATCGCCTTGAGGATACCCTGTAGTTCTGCTATAATCCCCAAGCCCGGTAGTTGATACCTTAAGCACTTTTACTTCATTTACACCGCTGAAATCCGGTTTTATTCCGGCGTCAAGACCTTCGGTAACCGCCGATGCCTTGTAAACATCATCTATAATCGGTAAAAACTTTTGTGCGTATTCAATGCTGTTTGCCATATTTTTTCACTCTCCCTTAATCTTTTAATCCTGCGGCAGCTCTTGCACTTGATACAAAAGCGTCTATGCTGGTACCGCCGCCGTTGTCTTTATTGTCACCCGGATGAAAACCATTACTTACGTTTTTTATTTCTTCTACATCAAAAAGATAACTGTCGCTCTTTTTAAGCCCCTCAAGGTCAAGACCATCAATAGATCCATCATCTTTAAGATTTATCTTATCCATGTCGAGCAATGCCTTTATTGCTTTTGAGTTTTTACCCTTTGCCTGAAGAATAGCCATATCAACAGCGTTGTTCTTGGCCATGTCGCTGATTTTTTTGTCATAGCCTGTTTTCTCTGTCTTATATTTTTCCTGAAGGTCGTTAAATTGCTTTTGTAAGTCCTCGTTACTGCCGGATGACTTTTTAAGAGCCTCGATATCTTTATCACGGGCTTTTATCTGTTTATCAAGGTCTGCCTTAGCGGTGTTCAATGTATCATAATCCGCCTTTGATACATAACTTTCACCGAGTTTTGCCGCTGCCTTGCTGTCCATTTCATCCGTGTAACTGTCCCCGATTATTGCCTTTAACCAATCAAGTTTCATGTTTATTTCTCCTTTCTTTTCCCAATAAAAATAAGACCTGTTTAACGACTGTGTCTAAAGTCGAGATATCCGGACCACCGCCTTTCTAAAATAAGGTATATGAAATGCCTTTGCACATGCTTGTCACCTCCTGAAAATATGTAATAAAAAACCACCTAAACATTTAATGTCTAAGTGGCTTAACAAAATTCTACATTCTCATTTATAAAAGTCTCATTGCTTTCTATAGCTATGCTATTTTTTAAATCATATGGCATCGTAGCTTTCATTTTTATTCCTTTAACAAGTACACATGTAAACGGTTTTAATGGTATTGGCCCGTCTAAAAATAAAACTTTATATTTGCCTATTGAAGCTTCATCTTTAACCTTCAACATTTTTATCACCTCTCAATTTTTCTTTGTATTCCTCTAATTGATTTTCATAAAATTCTAATTGACTCTTTGTCAATTCTACTTCTTCTAACGGTATTTTATACTTACCAGTATTAGAAAGTAAATACTTTTTGGCATCTATCTCATTTAAAATTGTTCTTAAATATTCTTCCTTATCGTCATTCATTTTAGTAGCATTCTGCATAAAATGATGCGTTTCCTCAAGTACATCAGAAATTGTTGCATCCGGCCTAAAAATAATGGTATCTCCTATAGTAACAGCTGTTGCATTCTGTTCTTTTAAATGCTGAATCCAGTTTTCATCAGCAATCTGGATGTTTGCTCCCCTTTTTATAATTTTACCTACAATTTTATTATATGCCGGTGTATCAATAATTTTTTGCCCGTTTTCGTTACTATTTCTATGAGTATACCCTTTATGCCTAAAGGCTTCATTCGTTGATTTAATTATACCACTTCCATTAGCATTATCAACATATTTTTCTTTCCACTGCTGATAAGTTATGTTCCCCGGTACTGTGTAGCTTTTGCCCTCGCTGTCTCTTGCCGCTCGTTTTTCATCCTGAGTAAACTCGTCGTTGAAATAAGGTACCGTTGTACATCTGCAATTCGGATACAGAGGCGGAGCATTAACGCTCATTTCAAAGTCTTTCATGTCAAAAACTTGACCGTCCATAGGGCCGCATATTTCGCAGGTCTTGTCATCCAGTGTCGCAAGATATTCAACCTTTTCAACCCCAAGCTCTTTGTAGCTGTCCTGCGATGCCATTGACGAAAAAGCAGCCGACTCCGTAAGAACCAGCCGTTTAGTATTGCTTAATTCCATATTTAACTCTTTTGCTATCTGCCGTGACACTTTGTCCGGTGCCTGACCTCGTATAATGCCCTGTGTCAGCGCTTTATCAAGGGCATAGTTTAATCTGTCCCGGTTCTGCCATATCTTATCTGAGTACGTCTGATTATCATACGTCCACGGTTTAGCAAGGACCTTGTCAATCTTATTTTGGTCAAGCGTTGCAAAGGCACTGCCAGTACCGACATATTTTTGTATCTCAAATACATTTTGGTAGTAACCTTCTTTGTACACATCAGCAAGGGTTTTATCCATGGTGTTTTGCTTATAGCCTGACAATTCCTCGACCTTTTCCCTCATCTGCATTTGAAGTGCCCTGAGGCGGTCTATTCGGTGTATGTCCGATGCAGACTCAAGCTGTTTTTCCCAGTCGGCCGATATGCCGTTTTCCTCACCCTTCTTTATGTATTCCTTTAGATCCATTTGAAAACGCTTTCGTTCATCTGAACTGAGTATTTTTTTAGCATCCGCCATTGTGAGGCTCTCATTTTTGGCAAAACGTTCATAAAAAGACTGTATCTCCTTATCAATATCATTTATTACCGCCTCATATTTATCCTGCATTTCGGGTATAAGGTCATCTGCTTTTTTCATGAGATTGTTTTGAAGGATTTCCTGTCTGTTCCTCCAGTATTCGGCGTTTTTCATTCGGCATCATCCTTTTTAGGCTCATTGCCTTTATCAGGCTGATTATTCTGTTTATTCATTTGCTGATAAGTGCTGTATTTCTCCATATTTTCTTTTTCCTGTGCATCAAGCTCTTTAAGCTCGGCATTTACATCATCCACAAACGGATGATGTGCAAGAAGCGTCTTATCTGAAACAATACCCTTTGACTGGTTAATCATATTTACGGTTTCGACGTCATTCATAGGCTGTGAATAATTAAGGGTAACGTCTATAGAACCGCTGTCATATGCAGTGCCGTTGTGCCTGTTGTAATCATCCGTAATAAACCAAAAGAACTCTTTAATCGCCTTCTTGAGCTTTGCAGCCATACTTTCAGCTTTTTCTCTTAACAACTGGTAGTGAAATCTAAGGCTTACGCCACTTGGCGCATTTCCGAAAGTATCGTTTTCAATGTCAACACCCATTCCGAATTTATAAATATCCCGGTTAAGCATCTTCAAATACTCAATACGCCCGCTTACAGGAAGCTCCACCTGTTTTGCTTCCACACTTCCGGAACTGTCGGAAATGTTTACGGCCTTGTTTATCTGAAGCTTTTTTGCTATTGCTCCAGCCGTTTCTCCGCCGTAGCCCTGTATTACCCAGTACAGGTCAACAAGGTCAAGAAAGTTGTTTGTGCCTTCGCTTGATATCATGTCGTAGGCATCTATTAAACCCTTTATAGGCTGTAAGTCTGTTGTACTGTTCCTGTTGTTTTTAAGTATTATAAACGGCACCTTTCCCCACGAATGCGGGACCCGTTTCTTTTCCATTCCGTTTACAAGGCTTATGTCCCAAAAATGCGGCGACGGATTAGGAATGTCAGTATCTTTTATAAATATGTTCGGCTCTCTTTCGGTGTAATAAGTTACGTCCTGCTTCGTCCACCACTCGACTTTACGACGGCGGTATTTCTGGCCGGATTTTATAACGGTTATCTCATAATACCGTATTAACTGCTCAAGCTCACGCTGGTAATTTGTGTCATAAACAGGTATGATTTCTTCAGCCGGAACAATACAATACTGAAGATTTCCCATATCATCATAATAGACATGCAGTGCTTCAAAGCCTTTGTTTGAGGCGCCTGTTACCCAGTCCTGCAATGTCTCATTGAAGTTCTCATCAGCAAATTTTGCAATTAGATCCTCGTATGTTTTAAGCTCTTTGTTTTCTTCTGCACCTTCAACACTAAGCGTAGGTTCACGGCCTACAATGAAGCTTGTTTTTTGGTCTACAAGTATTCTGTGGAAGGCATTTACATTGTGATGATTGCTTCGGTTTGGATTGCTGAAAGTCTTTACAGTTTCAGTCTCGCTGCCGTCAGCATCGGCCTGTGTTTCCGATATCCTGGATGTTCTGTAATCCTTTTGAAGCGTGTCATGTTCACCTACGTAATACCGCTCACCCTCGGACATATGCTTCTTTTGAAGGCTTATACTGTCCTCTGTCAGTATGTATTTGATTATGTCGCTTTCGTTCATCTGCCCTGCTAATGATAGCTTGGCATTTATAATGTCTGCCTGTGTTAAATACATTTTATCTCACCTTCGTATTCCTCATATCAAATTCACGGCTGTAACGTACGGCATCAATACTGTGGTTATTCTTGTCAGGAAAGCGGGCCTTAAAACCATCGTTTCCGTCAGGCTCAAGGGCATACTCCAAAAACTCTTTTGCTGTCTTCGGGCACCGCATTGGATCTATTATTATCTGCTCTAAATCCTGAAGCCATTTAACACCGTATTCCACACTGTCGGGCCCTTTCTTAGCTCCTATGGCTTTAATGCCGTAGCTGTTAATTTCGGCTATAGATTTTGGCTCCGCGCTGTCGCATACAATCACGCTGTTTGATTTATTCTCGGTCTTAATAAGTTCTGCGGCCTTTCTGTTTGACAGGCCTACAAGCTGTATCTCATAGAAAATATAAAGCCTGCGGCGCGTTTTGTCATAATGATTAACCGTGTAGTGAAACGGATCGCTCGCATAGCCCCAGTCAAGACCTCGTGAAACGTGGTCGAAATGCTCTATTTCCTCGTCTGTAATCGTTCGTATTTTGAGGTTTGTAAATACCTCGCCGCCTGTGCCGGTTACTTCGCCGAGATACTCATGTTTATAAGCCTGTTCGTTAATCTTTTTAAGATGTTCAGCCTCAACAAAAAACTGCTCTCCAAGCCATTTACGCGGCACAGTCAAATAAGTGCTGTGGTGCACAAGCCTGTCGGTTCTGGCTTTTAATATCTCCTCATTTACCCAGTTACGCTGTGACTTAGGCGGATTGTAAGAATAAAAAACTAAGCTTTCGCCTCCACGCATTAAGCTTTGGTTTATTGTCCTTATTTCTTCCATGCCTGTAAACTCGTCAACTTCTTCATACCAAACATACTTGCAATAACCCTGACGGAACTTAGTTGATTTTATCTTTTTGGGTTTGTCTGCACCTCTGAAAATGATACGCTGGCCGGTAGGAATGTATATAAGTTCAAGCGGGCTTAGTTTGCTCTGCCAAAAGTTATCTACGCCAAGTGTTGAAATAGCCCACAGTAATTGTTCATAAACACTGTCTTTTAAGTTCATGCCGACTTTTCTAAGCGCCACACAGTTTGCATATTTGTCTTTCATCATTCCGAGAATTATCTCAACAGAAACAAAGGACGACTTCGTGCTTCCACGGCCGCCCTTAAAAAAGTAATGCGTATGATCATTGTTTTTTATATCTATGTGTGCATCGTAAAATGCCGGCGATATTATGTCACTTAGTTTCGGCATTATCCGTGCCCCCTATATCGTCAATAATCTGCACTGCCGCGGTACCTTCAAGTTTTACATTATCTGTAAACAGATTATAGCGCTTTCCGAGAAGCTCAGCGGCCTTAATCCTGTCTTTTGCGCCAATATCTTTCTTGACAAGCTCCTGACAGCCGTCACCGCAAAGTATAGGCACTTCTTCTTTTTCCTCGCCTCTCATAACCTTGCTGAGATACTGCATAACCTCTTGTGCCTTAGCTATCTTGCGGTCATTAATTTTCTTAAGCTGCTCATCAACGTACTTTTTAACCTTAGTATTTCTTAGCAACTTAGATGCACATGCTGCAGCCGCTTCATCCTTCTTTACACTCGGATATGCCGCCTTATATGCTCTGGTGGCATTAAGGTCGATTATATATTCATCTGCAAAGCGTTTTTGTTTTTCGGTCATAATGTCACCCCTTCCTTTTTCTCCATTCAAAAAGGGCACCGGTTCGGCGATGCCCTTAAACGAAAGGAGGTGTAAATGTAAAACCATACTACCTAAAAATTTATACTATCACTATATCACGGAAAAGCCGCTTTTTCTTCTCAAAAATTTATCATCCTATAAGTAGCTTTTTAAATTTCTTTACAGCAGCTGTTTTTCTACGATAAACACTTGCAACCTCGCAATGTAATGTCTCACAAAGTACGTCAACTGCGTCCTGTCTTCTTATATATCCTGATTGATAAAATTCTTTAAGTACAAGCTGTTCTTCCTCATTCAGTTTATTCCAAGCAAGATTATAAGCGGCATTAAACCTATAAATATCGTTAAGTTTTTTAATTGTTTCCTGTTTTTCTATTACAAGATTAAGGCTTTTATCGTTATATTCTCCGCCGTCAACTGGTTCTTTTTCTGTATCTATAGCAGACACACTCGACATTTCCTGCTCAAGTTCATTAAGACGCATACGAAGATTTGTTTCAGCCGTTTTCTTATTTGGCTGGTCCTTTAAAATACCTTCAACCGCCCTGTCATAGTTTATGTAATCGCTAAGTATCATCTAAGTCACCTCTTATTTTGCGGCTTATGAAATTCTAAAGTTATCGTTATGCCATTGTCTTCTCTGTGGCAGTATTCTGCTTCGCTCAGCATAGAAATTAAGGCCATAAGCCACATCAATATGTATGAAGCATAAGTGATATCACCAATTACTATGTTGATAAGCCCCATCGCAAACCAAAATATAAAAAATATAAGCGGCGGATTAATCTTTATCTTCATTTAATTGCCCCTTTCCCTACTATCATTTTCTATTCTTGATAAAGTTCTCTCAATTTTCGCTTGTTCAATTTCATCAACTCGACTGTCTGAAAACAAATAAATACACTGTTTTAATACAAGCCGTACATCTGCCATTTCCTCGCATAAATTTTCTGCTAAATCTTCTAATTTGTCATATCCTTCGATATTCTTATACTTTTTCAGTTTACAGATAGCCTGTGTCAGCTCCGCCATTTCCTCAATAAGCTGCGTTTCCTGCGCTTCTAAACCGTAGTAATCAGCTATGTATTTTATTTTTTCGTCCATGTAAACGCATCCTTTCCGTTATGATATTTTTCTAATTCTAATTTTAATACCTGATTTTCTTTAACCGCCCGTATTGCAATTTTAAGGGCCTTAACATCTTGTTCCCAAATATCATTTTGTTCTTCATGAAAGCTATTACTGTTATCTATTAGGCTTTCAAGCTGATGTATAACTTCATCCGCATTCATAACTGCTTCTCCTCTAATTTTGCTTTTTGTTCTCTTACCAATTCCAACATTGAATAGCCCTCCGTAAAAGATGTATGACCATTACGTCCAAGTTTATTTTTCTGCCTAATAAATGCCCTTTGGTTCTCCTGAAAGTTTTCAGTATCTCTTACAATTTCAATTCTTAATAAGTCTAATTCTTTTGATGTTTGGCAATCTTTTATTCTTTGTAATAAACTTTTCATATTTTTATCCCCTTTTATTTTTAATACTCTCAGTCCTTGCTTACAAAATAAGGACATTCAATATCGTTTGTTCCTAAATAGCACACGTCACATTTTATACAGCTTCCGCATTTTGTCATTTTGTCGCTTGCTTTCGTTTTCAAATCAACACGGCCGATAAGGTAATCCACCGATACATTAAAAATATCAGCCAAAGCAATAAGCTCTTTTATGCCCGGCTCATTTCTTCCGGTCTCGTAATTAGAAATAGCCGTATATCCGTAGTTAAGCCTTTTGCCAAGCTCAGTCTGTGTCATTTTGTTTTCTTTTCTTAGCTTTTTAAGCCTGTCCTTAAATTCCATACTACGCTCCCACCTTTTTAACTACTGAAATCTGTAAATTCAGACAATTTCATTTGATTATTCGGTTCAAAGTTCATCCATAATATTTCTTTTTTCTTACTGCATACCTGTGAATATGATATTGTTTCTTCTCTGTGCCAATTTTTTAATTTATCTCTGTAAAGCTCTGTATCATATCCGCTTATCAGCACAGGCCCTTTATGCCGCAATAGAACATCTAAAAGTTGTTCATGGTCTTTGTCTTTCATTTCGCACCGATATTGTTTCCCGTGTCTGGTCTGCAGCATATACGGAGGATCGCAATAAATAAGCACATTTGAATAATTAAATCTTTGTATCAAATCAATCGCCGGTTTGTTCTCTATCTGTACTCCTCTTAAACGTTCAGCCGCCTGTATGATTTTTTTGGGAAGATTACACCAATCCTGTGAAGCATAGGCTTTTTCTCTGCCTTGTATATCATTTTTCCAGCCGACTTTTTCACCGTTTGTTCTAAACCCATGTCCCATATTGCAGCGTATGTAAAATTGTATTGCTTTTTCAAACTTATCAGCCGGTACCGTTTTATAGCTGTCTTCATAAACTGCTCTGGCATACGGCGTATAATAAATATATCTGGCCAGCTTTTCCGGATCATTGCGGATACACTCAAACAGATTGATTACATTTCCGTCCAAATCATTTATTGTTTCTATGTCTGACCGCGGCTTATTAAACAATACGGCTCCGCTTCCGAAAAACGGTTCCAAGTAGCTGTGGTGTTCTGGAAAAAAGTCTATTATCCATTGAGCTATACTCCATTTACTTCCTGGATATTTGATTACCGCTTTTATTTTTTTCACCTTCTAATTCACTTTTCAAATATTTATTCTTCACCTGCAAACCATTTCCGGCATTTCCTGACCGGATAAAAATACTTCTCTTTACGCAGTTTGTATTTTCTCTTCATCGCCTTATCAAATATATAAAACGGCATGCCATATCTGCGGTAAGATGCCAAACAGCTTGCATTTGATACATAAAATTCCTCGACCGCATCCATACCCGTTACATACTCAATTCCGTCTTTAACAAATCTCATGTTTAAGCCTCGCCTTCATCACCTGTTATAGTCACCTTTACACCCTGTTTTTTCTCATACACAAACACGTCTTTAAAACCACTTATGTATTTATTCCCGTCGTCTTTTAAAATCCGGCTTTTCTGCAAAGCGTCAAGGATAAACTTTTTTGCAAAGCACACATTGTCCTTGTCCCGCCGTTTGTTTTTCTCGTGCCACTCAAAAGTTATAAATGCCGGCGGTGTAAACTCGCCCGTGCCGGACAGTGCTATTTCAAACATAATCTTTTCTTCGGCGTCCTTTTTCATGCCTGCTGAAGCATATTTATTGCCCCTGCTTACTTTCGTATATTCATTAAGAGTCGGAAGGCCGCCCTCTATCCAAAATTCAAACATCTTTGCCTCCTACATTTCCTCACGCACTTTTTTTTCAATTGCCGCATAATCATACTGCCTTTGGGAATAGCTGTTAAAACTGTTTTTCTTAGCTTTTTGTTCAGCTGTACCGGATAAACCCGCAGATTTTGAATAATTCCCCTCAAGGATTTTTATTGCGTTTGCCGGTTTTAATATCCAGTCAAAATCAGCCCTCCACCCTCGGTCATTGCTGCCGGTCAAAAAAGCACTTTGCTGTGCAGTATCCAAAAGTGTTTTCAGGTCCTCTTTGCTGTGTTTTTTCAAAAAGCTCCTTAAAGCCGTTTTGCGTCTTTCCGTTATTTCGCGCACAGCAGGAAAAGCAGTGCACTGAGTATTAAAATACTGCCGTATACGCTCATAATCCATTTTCGGCCTCTCGCTTTTGGGCGTATCATCGTCGGTTTCCGGCGGTAATTCCTTTGTATTCCTTATATCGTTTTGTTTAGTTTTGTTTTGTTTACTAATGGTATCATTTGCAGTATCACTTGCAGTATTGTTTGCAGTATCATCTGTAGTATCATTTGTAGTATCATTTGCAGTATCATCTGTAGTATGAAAATCACACTGCAGCAGTGAATTTATGTGATATATGGCCGCTTGGTTTCCCCGCTTTTGAAAATCTATGAGCCCTTTGTCCTTCAGCATATTCCTTGCTCTTAAAACAGCCTGCTTGTTCAGGCCGGTTTTGACTTCGAGCACCACAACAGCTACCGTAAAGTTATCCTGCCACTTCGATTTATTCGCTATGTGCATTAATGCATGCCACAGGGCAATTCCCGACGTAGGTAGTTGGTTCACTTCGAGCCAGTCATAAAATGCTTTAATCTCCAGCAAGTAATTCATTTAATCACCTTTTTCGTATACCTATGTAATATATCTGCTGCCCGTTTTAACCGCAGGCAGCAAGTTATTTATATCAGAATGGCAAGTCGTCATCTTCCAAGTCTTCACCAATAGGATAAAAACCGTCTGAAGTTTTGCCTTTCAGCTGCTTAAGCTTTGCCACTTGAAAATTGCCTTTTTTAATGTCGTCGGCTGTTTTAAAAGCTGATACATAAAGCCTTGTTTTAAGACTGCCGTCTTTGCCGACATATTCTTCTTCAGACAAAACAATACCTATATAGGCATTTACAAAATATGAAGGATCATTGCTGAACTTAAAGTTTTTGTTTGTGCCCTCAAAAGCAACAAGCATGGTTTTAAAAAACGGCTGTGCTTTCTCTTTATAGCTTCTTATAAACCTGCCGCCCCAAAATCCGACATGGTCATAAAGCTCTCTGAAATATCCCTTATACTCTCCGTAGACAATGTCATACTCAAACTTTATATATTCCTTTTGAGCGTTGTCCTCTGATGATTTTATCTGTACTATGTAACCGCCTGCCGGCAGCCTGTTCTCGCTTGCAGGTTTTACGTTGTCCCAATTTATGTTAATCATTTGCTTGTCCTCCTGTTTAATACTCTTCAAGTGCTTTTACAACCTGAACTATGTCGTTATCAATCTCAAAACTTTCAAAAGCTCCCATAGGACTTTTTGCGGTACTGTTGTTTGCCTGCGTTTCCAAAATGTATCTGTTGCCTGACTTTTTGCTTAAAAGCACCGTTGTAAACTTGCTTTCAAGACAAATCTTGTTAAGCTTTTTCCCGTTTGTCTTGATACGTGTAAACATATATCCGCTGTCATCCATATCAGTCTGCGTGTGAGCTGTAAAAATGATTGTCAAATCATCTCTGCAGGCATTGGCATAAACTATTAAGCCATACACAGACTGCGCCAAGTCCTGCCATTTGTCATAACCTTTTTCTTTTATACGTCTCATTTCATCATCAATCATTATTCCGTTTAAAGTATCAATTACAACATATTTAAACAATGTTTGTGTCTCGTTTATTCTTTTTAAAGCACTGCGAATCTTTTCCGTGTTTGATGTGCGGACATAATTTTTGTTCGCTTTATTGTACTGACTGCGCCAACCTTTCCAGCTTAAACCTTTGCCGTCACAATCTATGTAAAATGTTTCAGACGGGTTCAGATTGCGCATTGCCGTTGTTTTTCCGCTGCCGCTCTCGCCCATAATACATATAACCTTTGCCATGCTGTCACCTGATTCTTAAACTCTTGCCTTGCACTAACTGCGCAAAGTCTAATTGTGTGCCTTCCTTTAAGGCATTTTTAATGCTTTCCGTGTCTGCCTTAGGCGGCTGCGGTATTAAATACCGTTCAGGTATTTTTTTACCATTTATAAGCTGTACGGCAGGAGGATTTTTTTGAATTGTAAAACTGAATAAATCCGTTTTTATCTTTGTTTTTTCCATGGCTTCCATTGAATTAAATATGTTCCCTTTGAGCCATTTAACACGGTTTTCAAGAGTTTTTCTGCGGCTGCTCAGCCTTGTTTCTTCTTCCTTTAACCCATTGATATCGGCAGATATGTTCTTGATTATCTTGCCGTACCCGTCAGCCTTTTCAGACAGTTCACACTCTATGCACTGTAAGGTATTTTCAAGAGTGTCAAGGTCAATGTCGTCATTTTCAAGGTATTCAAATACGTTATTAAAATCAGCTGTCAGTTCGTAAAGTTTAGCCATTTTATTTTTTCCTCCTTTGTGCTATACTAAATTTGAATGTTTTACTGTGCCGCTTTTGGGATTGCCGTCCCTAAGCGGCTGTTTTTTATAAACAATATTTTGTAATATTATCTATACACCCTTGTGCAATGGCTTTTTTCGTACACTTAATCTCGCCACCGTCTTCATACTCTAAGCCATTTATGCAACCTATCAAAGCGCCAACAATAGCACTAACTACGTCTATAGCCTCCCCTTTGGTTCTTATATTTGCCTTTCCATTGTTGTTGCATTTTATAGATACCTTCACACGCTTTTTCATTTTTTCACCCCTCCGGTAATTTGCCTTGGTATCTCATAAAGCAATAACAACAGAATTATTTTCAATTTCTGACTCAAACTTATCATCAAGATAAGCCTTTATGGTCTTGCGTGCTGTTAATTTCCACATTCCGCCGTCTGCCTCAACAAAATTAATTCCGCGCTCGTTTATTCGTATTAAGAATTCACTTTCAGGCTGTTCAACTTCCTGAAATGTTCTGTATGGTTTCAGCTTTACAATAGGTTTAATTGCGTCATTACTCTGTAATGCAATGCCTTTTTTTGTTACAACACTTGTTGCCAACCCGTTATCGTTGTATGTTACCTGTGCCCCTGTTGTAATATCAGACAGCAATTTTAAGGCATATATTGTATCTGCCGTATCCTGAAAACGAGTTCTTAATGCAATCATGGCCTGTTCAAAGCTTAACTGCGTACTCGGTTCCCAACCCGGTACGTCTGTCGCTTTTGCAATATAATATGTAGGTCTTATACAATGCCCCGAGTGCTCAAAAGGCTGTGTAAAACACTCTACTTTCTCATGTGTTGGTACTGTTATATAAAGAGGTGTAACGTCACTGTATTTTGGTATACCTTCCGTTTTTACCATTTTTATAAGAGCATCAAGACTGTTTAAATTCAGAACATCAGGAAATATAACATCAGGAAATATTTCGCTGTATTTTCCGTCGTTTGTTACTACAAATAAATGTCCGTCAATCTCTTTCAATGTTGGTGCTGCCATTGCTTCAATTTTTTCGATTGCTTCTTTAATCATTTTTATTTCCTCCTTAGAATTTATAATTAACAAGATTTAACTAACTTAAGTGTTACTGGCTGGTCTTGTTCCTCACCATACAAATTCATTTGACCGGGTATTTGCGGCACCATTTCAACTACTTGAACATCGCTGTTCGAGTCAGAACCTGCAATATACAAATTCGTGCGTACAGGATTAGTAGACGCAAGCGCGCTCTTTGCGGTAAACTTAACACTTACATTGCTGCGTGAATCATCCGGCGCAAGCTCCATTGTAATAGTCAATTTGCGCTTGTCTGTGGCCTTTGTGTTTGGATCCATGATGTTGTCAATAATCCTGCTCATTTCGTAATCGGCACGCTCTATAAAAGCACCGTGCGCCATTTCAAGAATGGATTTTTTTAGATCTTCCATTTTTATTTCTCCTCCTTAATAAAATTAATTATTTCTTTGTTCATGGCCTTTGTTAAAGACCCATAATCATAACCTTTGCTGTACCCTTCATCATAGCCTTTATAGTATTGGCGATATTTTTCATATTCGTTTTCTTGGCTCTGCTGTTTTATTTTGTCTCTTAATTTGTCGTTTTTGTAATCTGCATAAAGCCAGCCGAGAATTGCTGTGCCAAACAAGATTGTTAATACAGGTATCATGCTTATCCCTCCTCTGACAGATATGCTTCAATCTTTTTTGCAGTAGCCTTTCCAATACCTTTTATTTTGCCCTCCTTTACTGCGTAAATAACTCCGGCCGCACCGTCTGTAATGCCGACTTTATACGCCTTAGTGCATAAGCCCTGACAGAATTCACTCATTTGGCCATGGTCCATTTTTTTAACCTGCTTGTATCTGTCTCTATTCAAAACAAACGCTTTCATTTTCCCACCTCTCTTAATGAGGTCCTTTTTGTATGTTTCGTAAAGCTTGAGAAAAATTTGAAACCGCTTCATCAAGCTTTATAGGCTTAATTTCTGGATAATCATAGTCAGGCAAATCATTGTCATAGTAACTAAGTGTTACACTTGCAGCTTTCGTAAGAGCTCTCAACTCTTCAGGAGTTGCATTTTCCTTGTTTGCGGTCCTGACAATTAAATCCGTCAAAGCATTTAAAATCTTTTCTTTGTTTTCCATTTTTGTGCCTCCTTGAATACTTTAGTCTTGTGAACCAGTACCATAACAAATCCTTAATTGTGCTGGTCCGTACTTTTGAAATAGGACATTCGGCAAACATAGGATACTTGCCTCCTAAATCCTTTAATAGCCGGATTTTTTTAATTCCAAAGAGCCCTGTTTCAATTTCAATAACATACTTGCCGGATGAAACGGAAAAGTCTATACAAGTCGTTTTTCTCGCCTCCTTCGTTTATGCAAGCAGAACACTGAAATAATCAGTTTGTTACTGCATACTTTTTTATGAAGCTTTCAACAGAGCTTTCAGGTATGTACATCTTCTTTGTGCTGTAAACCAGATATGTTAATTTTCCGGACTTGCAAAGATTCCGCACAGTCTGTGGAGATGTGGAAAGCAGTTCTGCAACTTCTTTTACGGTCAATAGCTGTGCCATATTAGCATCATCCTTCCTTAGCTCGCTTTGTCCGGCTTAAAGAAATCTTCCGGAGGTGTTTTTAAAAATTTACAAATTAATAAAAATTCATCGGCTCTTAATTTCCTCTTGCCACTTATGGAATTATGTAAAACGTTCCGTGAGAGCCCCGTGTGTCTTGCAATAGTGGAAACTGTTATTCCTTGCTCTTTTATGTAATTAGCTATTTCTTTTGTAACGTTAGGCATTATATATCTTCCTTCCTTTGTCGCTATTTTAGCTACTAAATAAATTATATTCTTTGTTTTAGCGAATGTCAATATCATTTTGAAAAATATTTTCGTCAAATTAGCGAAAAAAACATTGACTTGCTTTGCAATGCAATTTATAATTAACTTATAGAAAAATTAAGGAGATACCAAAATGACAAAAGGTGATATCGCAAAACTTTTAAAGGATAGCAGGATTAAAGCAGGTTTTGAAGCTAAAGAAGTAGCTGAAAAACTAATTGAATTAGGCGCTATCAAAAGCGTTAAATCATTTTATAATTGGGAGAGTGGAAGAACTCAGCCTGACGCAGACACATTTATGTACCTTTGCAACCTTTACAAGATAAAGAATGTCCTCGAAACATTCGGCTATAAAGGTTTTGATGACGTGCAAGAAGTATCCAACGCCTACGAAAAAGCGGACATAAAGACTAAAAATATAGTTCGTTACGCTCTTGGTTTGCCAACATTAGATGAAGAAGAACCAAAAGTTAAACTTGCAGCACGAGGCGGATATATAGAGCTGACTGAAGATGAAGCAAAAGACTTAGCTGAAAGCGCTAAAAAAGCTCCTGATGAATCAGGAAATAAAGATTTGTTCTAA